TAACAATGTTTGAATTTGTAACTCGCTGGCTGGTCTGCTTAGTCCTGCTGGCAGTAGTGGTTCAGTCCGAACGGACAATCAAGGGTATGGCAGACAACCTGTTTGAGGAACGGCAGGCAATGCTCGTCTGGGCGTTCGTCAACGTGTGTCTGGTCGCTTGCACTGCAGTTGTGATGGGGTGGAAATAATGGAAATTCGCGACATTGAGAGAAAAGAAATCAATTTTGGGTGTCTAGAGTATGGAGATGTGTTTGAGATAAACGGCGAAATTCTCGTGAAAACTAACGTGAAACTTTCGGTAAGTGAATTGTCTGGCGGTGTCAGCTTAAAAAGCGGAGAGTTTTTGCAGATAGATGAGTTTTTTCCCGTCAAGATGGTAAACGCTCATCTTCAGTTGGAGGGATAAGGAAAATCATGGAAAACGAACTTTACTGTCCGATGAAGATGACCAGCAATCCGCTTGGTCGGTGCATCTGCGAAAAAGAAAAGTGCGCTTGGTGGCGGCAGTTGGACAACTGCTGCTCCATCTGGTGGATTGCAACCAAGCTGGATAAAATCGAAACGAAAATAAAGAGGTGATAACTCTTGGCAACACCCCCGAAGCGTGGTCGTGGCAGACCGCCGCTGACCGAAGCTGAAAAGAAAAAGCGTGAGAAGCGAGCGCAAAAGGCGAAAGAAGAAGCCGCTGCGAAGCGTGAGAAAGAACGTGAGAAGAAGAAGCAACAGATGCTTAACAAACGAAAATCTATCCGCTCACAGGTGAATAAAAAGGTGAAAGAACAACAGGAGTTAGCAATCACGAGGTCTAAGATGCTAAATACAGGGGATTTGCAGTCGAGAATCGGCGATGAAGAGGACAAGAAAGTTGTCGGCATGATTGCAGCAAAGTATTTTGGCGACCTTCCGAGCGTGGACATGAACAACCCGATTGAAGTGCAGCAACGCCTTGACTTCTTCTTTGACGCTTGCATCGAAGCCAGAATCTCCCCTGTGGTGGAATGGATTGCGTTGGTTCTGGGCATCGAATGGCCTAGCCTGAGACAGATTATGACAGGCAAGCGCCGTGATGACAGCTTGCAGCAGAAGTACATCTTGAAGCTGATTCTGCAAATGCAGTCCATGTGGGCGTACAACGGTATGTACGGTCAGGAGAACCCGGCAGAGTGGATTTTCCGAGCCAAGAACTACTTTGGTATGCGTGACAACGTGGAAGTCACCGTTGCCCCGCCTGAACAGCCGTTGGGCGATGCCCAAAGCGCAGAACAGCTTGCTCAGAAGTACCAGACGGCTTTGCCAAAAGAGATTGATGTGGAGTTTAAGGACGTGACGGAAAATGAGCAGCAAAGCGTTACGGCAGATGTATAAAGAACATCACATCTGCATCCATTGCGGTCAGAACGATGCAATGCCGGGCAGAGTATCGTGTGCGGAGTGTTTGGCAAAAGACCTCGAAAGGCACACGCAAGCATACGAAAACCTTTCAGGCGAAACGAAAGCTGCGTATCTGCAAAAATGCAATGAGCGGCAACGTGAAAAGCGCAAAAGACTGGCTGCAAAAGGAATTTGCACTACTTGCCTGAAACGTCCAATGTCAAAAGGCTATCGCTCTTGCATCGAGTGCAGAACAAAGGATGCTCAAAAGAGAGCGAGAAACAGCAAGGAATACAGAAAAACATCTGGCACTTGCGCCTATTGTGATGAACCACCAATTCCCGGCAAGCGTTGCTGTCCGAAGCACTATGCAAGCCGCATTGTTGGCATCACAAAATGTAGGCAGTCAGAGGGCTTTCGGCTATCACAAATCGAACAAAAAAAGCGCATAAACGTATTTTGGAGAGAAATGGAATGGGAAAGAAATCAAAGAATGAAACAACCACAATGGATACACCCCTGACCCCGTTGATTGACTTCTCCGACCCATGCCTACGCACGTTCCTACCTGTCCTCTTGCAAGACCACACGACAGGCAAGAACATCATCTGGGCGACAGACCCGCCGCCTGAGCTTGGTGTTGGCTTTGCAGATGAAATCACACTGGAACAGTTGGACAAAGTTCAGCTTGTCCCTCGCGTGCAGAAACGGCTGGCAGACCAGAAGAAGCGCACCAGCAAGAAAGCAGAGGTGTTTACGCCAACATGGGTCTGCAAGAAGATGGCAGACGTTGCCGAAAACGACCTTAAAGGCGAGGATTGGAAGGAATACATCAATAAGACCTGCCTAGAAGTGACCTGCGGAGAAGCACCGTTTCTTACAAGCAGGTACGACACCACCACAGGGCAGATGATTGCCGTGCCGGACAGAATCGGTTTGCTGGATAGAAAGCTGAATGTTCTGGCAGAGCAGTTCCATGACTACGATATGTGGATGTGCTGGGCAATTAGCGCCTACGCATCGACATACGGCTATGAGTGGCAGGGAGACAATCTCTTTCTGGCAAGGTGCAACCTGTTCCTGACGTTGATTGAAAATTTCAGGTATCGGTTTGATGCTGAAAAGCTGGAAATTGGCTTCATGCCAATTTTCCTTGATTGCATCGCAGACACTATCTCGTGGAACGTCTGGCAGATGGATGGGTTGAAAAAGACCGTGCCCGGCACAGACATTCCGTGCAAAATCAAAGATTGGAAAGCCGACAAAGAAATCCTGTTTAAGGACGTTGGGGAGGACAACTAATGCAGACTGACAGAGGAATCTACCACAAGCGAGTATGCGACCGCTGCGGAGCAGTTCTTGGCGGCAGGATGATGAACCCTGACGAATACTTCAAAGACTGGGGATGGCGCAGGGACACGGGCGACCTTTGCCCGGAGTGCTATGCAGAGTATAAGCGAGTGATCGGGCGGTTCAATGCCAACAGAAGGAGAAAGAGAGGGGAGAGGTAATGGATGTTTACTGCACCACCGAACATTGCTCTTGCATGGGCATCAAGCAGTTCTCTGCTGGAAAGGCTGTCCTCTGCATGGCAGAATCCTGTAAGAACAAATCTGAGCCGTCCTGTGTATCTTGCAAATGGTACGCAGAGTTGGAGGGCGTGTGCGTGAATGACCAGTCAGAACACGTTGCAGACTTCGTGTGGGATGAACGTGGATGCAAGGAATGGGAGAAGAAAGATGACAACAGGGGAGAAAATCAGGAAGCGCAGACTTGAACTTGGCATCACGCAGAAAGATGTTGCAAGGATAATTGGAACAACCAATGCGTATGTAAGTGCCGTTGAAAAGCAGAAACGTAGCGTGAAGAAAGAAACGCGGCTGGAAAAATTCGCAGAAGCCCTTCAATGCAGCGTGAACGATTTGAAGTCAGACGCACCTAAAGGCATGGTAGACCCCACTAATGATAACTTTGGAGCGGTTTGCAACTGCGCTGTGCGCTACTGCTTGGGCAGACGGTCATATATGCCTAGCCTTGTTTGCGGATACATCACACCGCTTCTGCCGGAGCTGACCGACACGACGCTTGGTTGCTTTGAACGTGACATTGCAGAGCGCAAGCGGACAGGCTTTTTTGGCGATTCTTACGACTATAAGACGTGGGATGCGTTCTACAAGGCGGTTTATAAGGAGATTGAAGGGAGAAAAGAACAATGAAGAAAGCAATTTTATCTGTAGCATTGGCGGCATCTATCGCATTGTGCGGATGCACAGAAGCATCTCGTGTGAATCACAATATTTCGCAGCAGGCAAAGAATTTCAACGTCACTCGCAGATTGTCTGTTGTTAATGCAAGAACTGATATGCCGATGCTTGAAATAATCGGGAACATGGACATTTCCAATAACAGCAACAATGAACTTGTGGTGACTATTGAATTGCCCGATGGCACATACAAAAAGCATTACGTCTATCTTAACGAGTACACAATGTACATTGTGGAGGATTTGAGCGGTTCTGACGTGGACAAGTATCATTACGAAATCAACATTTTGCCGCAGCAGTTACAAAACTTCGTTCTCACCTACAATCCGTAAGCGGGGTATCGGATAATGGCTAACACACTTTGGCATCCAGCAAGCGAACCGCCACTAGAGCGGACGCAGCCTTTGTTGCTTGCGACTAAGACAACGTGGCGTGATGGTAATGGAAAAATGTTGCAAAGAATCTCGCCGACAGCATACTTTCTTGGTTGTTACGCAGACGGTCAGTTCTGGGACGAGATAGGCGAGAGACTGCCGAAAGGCGTAACGGTGACGCATTGGATGGCGTTCCCGATGGTATAGGAGAGCTTATGGAAAACAATATCGTTATTACGCAAGATATGGTTGACGCATTCACGGCAGAAATGCAGGAAGCATACAAAAAGTACGGTGATGATGAAGAAATCGTTCACAGCGTGATGGACGGTATTATGTGTGAAACCTTAGAAAAGCTGGGATTTGCAGAAGGTGTGGAAATCTTTAACGAAGCACCGAAATGGTATGCGTAAGGAGCAGTAAACATGACGAACAAGAAGTTTGGCATCATTATTATGGACTTGAGCCTTTTCGACTTTGGGCCGAAACCGCCTTGTGGGTACATCAAGGCAAAACATATCCGCCCAGCTTACGGCAAAGGCGCAAGGCCTGTCAAGGCGCATAAGCGAATCGCGAGAACTAGAGAGGGATTTAGAAAATGACAGAACTCAAAAGATGCCCGTTCTGCGGTGCGGAACCGCCGACTGTAAAAGTGCTTCATCCACTTGACATTAACATGGCTAATTGGGTTGTCTGCGGAAAATGCGGGGTGAGCACTTCCGTAACATTTGGCAAGGAAAAAGCCATCGAAGCATGGAACAAACGCTACAAAGAGGATTGAGCATGGGCAAAAAACGAGACAGCTTTACATTCCAACGATACTACTTTGAAGCCATCTCCACACTCAAAAGTAAAGAGAAGTTGGAACTCTACGATGCAATCTGTGCATACGTTTTTGAAGAAAAAGGCGCAACTTTGAACTCAAAAAAAGCAGAATCTTGTTTTATTTTGATTAAGCATCTGCTCGATGAAGAATCAAAAAGAAGCGATATTGCGTCAAAAGGATGGTCTACACGAAAGTCATCTCATCCTCATGTCATAAATGAGATGAAAGTCAGCTCATCTATGAGTTCAAAGTCAGATGACAATGAACCCATTGTATCAACTGACAGTCAGATGAACGTCAAGACCTTGCCGGAGAGTGCGGTCAAAAAGAAACCTGACATCTTCTCCGACTTTGCTCATGGCGATAAAGCCTTGCTGGAATCCTTGCGAGAGTTCGCACAGATGCGTACAAGAATCAAAAAGCCTATGACAGACCGGGCAAAACAGATGCTCTGCAACAAACTGGAAAAGTTTGATCGGCATGATTGGAAAGCCATTCTCGACCAGAGCATCTATGCCGGGTGGCAGGACATTTACGCATTAAAACAGGATGACCAGTACGAGCAAAGTACGGAGATGGAGTTTCCTAGACTATGACAATGGACGTTCAAACGGTATTTATCGGTGCGCTGATGCTCTGCAAGCCGGGCGTTGTGGATGAAATCATACCAGACCTTGAACTTGACTTGTTCAGGCCTGAGCTGAGAGACGCTTTTGCGGCTGTTCAGGGCTATTGGACGGCTAGGGGTAAGATAGATATAGTCGAGATAAACACGCAGCATCCAGACGTAGCGCAGACGCTCTTGGCGTGTGTACAAACCTGTGAATCAGAGTGTGTGCGAATTGACAGGGAGCAGATGCAGCGTTGGACACAGCTTATCAGAGAACAAGCTGCACTCACTCGTGTGCAAGGTCTGGCATTTCAGATGACCAGCGAACTTACCGACTATTCTGATCTATCAGACATTTACCAGCAGATGGGCGAAGCAATGAGCCTGAAAGCTGAGGAAGAAGATGCGTGGACATACGAGGATGTGCTGAACGACTATGTGCTTCACATGGACGAAAAGCCTGTGTACATCAAGACAGGCCTAGAGCGTCTGGATGAAGCGCTTCACATCTCACCGGGCGATTTCATCATAATCGGCGGCAGACCGTCTGCGGGCAAAACAGCCCTGTCCTTGCAAATAGCAGCAAGCATGGCAAAACAGGACTACACCGTGTACTATTTCAGCTTGGAAACCAGCAAACGCAAGCTGGGCGCACGTCTGATGGCTAATCAAATATACTGCCCTCTGGACACGGTGAAAAATAAGGCGGTCAGCTTGAATGAGATTGACGGACAGGCAAAGAACATGAAGATGCCCTTATATATCCGCTCCGCTGCCGGAAAGAACGTGGCGTGGATGAAGGCTCAGGCTCTGCGTAAAAAGGCTCAAGTCATCTTCGTAGACTATCTTCAACTCATCCACGAAACAGGTGCAAAGGACAGATATGCCGCCATTACAGCTATATCCATTGCCTTACACGAACTGGCACAGACCACAGGCATTGTTGTGGTGGCGCTGGCACAGCTCAATCGAAACCCATCTAAGCCCGGAGCAACGCCTACTAACTCCGACTTGCGAGAGAGCGGACAGATTGAACAGGACGCAGATGCAATCATTCTTCTGTCCGGCGATAACCCCGACAAGTACCTGTTCCGGCTAAGCAAGAACAAGGAAGGTGGGATAGGCGACCTTCCCATCACGTTTAACAAGCAGATTCAACGGTTCCAAGAGTACACTTGGATGGACTGAAAGGAGAAAAGATGAAAGATACATTTTGGAAAGTGGCTGTTGTAATTTTCTTAATCGTAATTTTGACGCTTGGCACAGGTCTGTTTATCGTGCAGGGCGCGAAGAATACCGCCATTTCCTACGAGGAACAGGTGGCCGCTGCGCAGTCTGACATTCAGGTGCAGGAGAAACGCCGCTTTGACCTTATTCCGAATCTGGTTGAAATGGTTAAGGCATACGATAAGCACGAATACGATACCCTTATGGCCATTATCGCGGTGCGGGGCAGCAGTTCTGATGCCGCCGTCTCTGAGATCACCACCCAGATTGCAGCCGTGGCAGAGGCTTACCCAGAACTGCAATCCGCCAATAACTACCGGGAACTGATGAACGAGTTGGCAGTCACCGAAAATCTGATTGCCAATTACCGCTCCGACTATAATCGCACTGTCAAGAGTTATCGGCAGTACGTCCGGCGTTTCCCCAACAGCACGTTTTTGAGTTTGACCGGGTATGAGGTACAGAATTATGAACTCTTATCGTTCGAGGTATCAGAGGATGCTCCGGATGTCGGAAACCTCTTTGAAGATTAACGGGATCGAGATCACGTTCCGGGAGATTCTGGCAAGTGCCGTTATCGTGCTGGTGATGCTGATTCTTGGTACGGTCATTTCCGGCCACATCAAACAGGCGGCAATGGAGTGCAAACAGGAGTACTCCACTGCGATAGATATTTCTTCTGAAGATCGGTTTGGCTACGGGCTTCGGACAGACGTTGGACGTGCTTTCTGCTACGGCACTCTGTCTGCCGTGGACACGGTATCAGAGGATGAGATCGGCGGGCCATATATGTACATCTACCGCGAAGAACAGCACTACAATATGCACACCCGCGTAGTAACGCACACCGATGGGAAGGGCCACACCTATACTACCACAGAAATCTACTACTCATGGGATTATGCTGGCTCTAACACATGGCATTCTCAGATGGTGCATTTTCTGGGCAAGGATTTTGACTACAAAAAAATAAATATGCCCGGTAGCAAGTACCTGACCACAAAATATAGGGGTAGTAGCGTCCGCTTTGAATACTACATCCGGCCAGTGGAGTACACGGGCACGATGTACGCCATGCTCACTGGGCACACCATTCAGGATGCCACGTTCTACGATGGCACAGACATCGACCAGACGCGAGAAAACCTGATGTCTGGTGCGGATGGCTGGGTAGTCATCTTCTGGGTGATTTGGATTATTCTCACAGCAGCATCGGTATTTGGCTTCTGTGCGTTGGAAAACGACTGGCTGAAATAAAAACGAGAGGCTGTCAGCAATGACGGCCTTTTGTTTTTGCTGGAAAGACCTAAAATGAGCCATTCTGAGGCGTTTTATACTTTGGACGGCAAACTTATCGACCGAACACGGAAAACGGCTCTGGCGCAGCTCTACGGGGCTGTGAGCGCATTGTAGATGTCTACGACTATTGCAGGAGAAGAAAATGGAATACATGACAGCCGATACAAAGGTCAATGGGTACATGGTTTACCCTCGATTCCTCTCAACTATTGGCGTTAGCCCAACAGAAAAAATTGTTTACATTTACCTGTTCAATCGTGCAAGGTCGTCACAGAGGGCAAGCAGAAGCGGAAAGTTTGCTGACCAACTAGGGCGAGTATACATCGTGTATCCCATCAAAGACCTTGCTGCCGATACTGGATTTACAGAACGATGGGTCAAGAAGTCTCTGAAAGAGCTGGAAGAAGCCGGGTTGATCGAGCGCAAGCGTGAAGGAAAGAACAAGCCCGATAAGATATACGTCAAAGTGCCGGAAGAATCGTCAAAGAGCGAGAAGGGAGGTGAACAATCATTCACCTCTGAGGGGAACGATGCTTCACCTGTGAGGGGAACAATCGTTCACCTCCTTAATATAGAAGAAAAGAAAAGAAAAAAAGTTATTAAGAAAGCGGGCGACCCGCCCGATGGGAACGCCAGCACGCCGGACTTCGAGGATGTGAGCGAGTATTTTTTGGATGCTGGATGTGAGAACAGGCTTGCCAGCAGGTTTATGAACTACTATGATGGAACAGGTTGGATGACCAAGACCGGAAAGCCTATAACAAACTGGAAGGCCTTTGCTGATATGTGGATTGACAAGGAACAGGAGAAGCAGCAATACATCGAACCGGAGTTCAATCGTCTGTAAAGGTTCTTTCCCCCTACAACCCTCTATTTCCAAAACTACACCGTTAGCCAGCAGAGCAGACCGTAGGCGAGAGCTGGCGTGAGATTCGGACTGGTGGATAGTCTACGACTATTTCACATGGAGAATTGACTTCATTTTGTAGTCGGTTTGATATGTACAAATGTTGCATATACTATTCCTAGCAGAACGCTATGAATTAAGCTGAATACAATAGTGCGTTACTGGGAATTAAATCGAGCGGAAACAGACCGAATCGGATGATACGACTATTTCAGCAGAATAATAGTTAAAAAGATTGAGTAATTGTCTGCGACTATTATAATAAGTACGATGGCTAAAGATTTTGAGGTAATGTGATGGAGATTAAAATTGACGGGTGTCTTGACACATTTTGATTTTTGGGTGGTCTGATGACTTAGCGACTATCGCACCTCTCTTTTCCTAAAAGGCGAACGACTATTTCACACAAAAAATACACGACTATTTGACGATGATTCGCAAGAAAACGCTAAGACTATTACTCTGCGACTATCAGCGGACTACTCATTACTATACTATATATAGGACTTTCAAATGCTTGTCGTATGATGACTTTACGACTATTCCACGACTATCCGCCGGGAGAAGCTACGACTATTCCAGAAGCTGTTGCGATTATTTCAGCCGGAACGCTGCGACTATTGCTGACCTCTATTGGCTATCGGGCGAAAGCCCGAAAAGAGATGCGGCGGCAAGCCGCAAATGGTTCCGCCCGCCCGCCGCGCTCCTGCTGCTGGACTGCCCCGCCGGGCATGGATCTATAACAGGGCGCACCGCTGCATCCTTATATACCTTATTATAATAGGCGGCTACGCTGACCTGCACAGCTTCCGGCGTGGCGGTGGTATCGGGTATCGGTGGAGGTGCAACGCTGTGATGCCCTCCAACGTGGCGCAGGCTGTGTATAGGCGGCTTGTGTGGCTGCTGTGTTGTGTGTGCCGGAATAGGGCAAATCTACGGGAATGCCCTTGCAAAGCCATGTAAACGGTTTTGGTGTTCGGGCGGTATAAATTTGCATGGACGGCAGAAAGGCCGCTGTAAATGCTTGTGTGTGGCCACGTTGTATCAGGGCAAAAATAAAAGCCCTGCACCCTCAGCAGATGCAAGGCAAAAGAAAAGCCCGGCCATTTCTGACCGGGTGGAATGCTTTTTATTTGGACGCCTTAAACAGCGCAGAAAAAAACCAGAAGAAAAACAGAAGCGCGGATAAAATCATTTTTGCATCTCCTTTAACCCTTCGAACCACTCAAACCGCCCGCCCTCAAGATCAAAATATTTTGCAACAGCCGCAAAACAGACACGGAGATAAAAATCTGAATATTTGCCGCCGTCCGCTTCGTTCTTTTTGCGCTGGTTTTCAAGATCAAGAAGCAAGCTGACCTGTTTTTCGCTCAATTCATCAATTTTCATTTTTTGACCTCCATTATACCACGCTGAACCGCTTGTAGGTGGTCTTGCTACTGCATTCTGCATATATATCCGGGTGCAGCGTCTTGAGTAGCTTGTTATCTAGCCGGACGCTTTGCACATCCTTGTAAATGGCTTTTGCGGTGCCTTGCGCCATCTCCGGCGCGCCCTGCATCATGCAGATAATATCAGCTTTGATACTTTCGTTCATTGCTTCAAGCTCTTCCAAAAGCCGCTTATTTTCGCGGTACTCGTTCACCTTTTCTTCAAACAACGTCATTTTTTAGCCCTCCTTAGCTATTGAGAAATGCGATCATAACCAGCGCGCCGCTGATCATGCCGCCAACATACCAGATTGCAGCCCACTGGGAAAAGTCAAGAGTAATCATTGTTTGCACCTCCTATTACATGACCTGAAACAGAGCAGACGTGCGAGCGGTGACGGCATACAGTTTGCCGGTGGTGTTGCCCTTGACCAGTACGCCAGTAACGCCGTAAATACCGGTGCTGTATGCGATGGTATCAAACCCGCATTCCGCAACGCGGATAGCGTCGATCTCCGCGAAACGCTTTTTGGTCAAGTCCTCGGCGGCGTTGGTGGTAACATAGCGGCGGATGTCTTTTAATGTGGTTTTCATGGTTTTGCCCTCCTGTTTTGGTGTTTCGTGATGTGGTTTATCAGATATGTCTTATCTTGATTCTATTATATCAGATATATCTTATATGTCAAGCCTTTTTGGATAAAAATATAAGATTTTTCTGATTTATTTTTCTGGTAAAAAATGGCAAAGTCGTGCTGTCCGCATCTGCACAGTTTCGGACACACCCAGCACCCCGCCGCCGTTACGATCTGCCCGGCGTGGCCTGTCTGGTATCGAGTGCAGACCGGTGCAGCGTGTCCAGCGTTTGGGCGGCGGTATGCCCTGGTACTTGTCTGCCCTGGTTCTGGCACGGCCTGCCCTGCTGCCTGTGATGTGCAGGCCGTCCGGGTGCGCTGGGGCGCTGGGGTCTCCACCGGCGGGGTATATAGCCGCCACCCAGCCCCGCCCGGTGAGTAGCGCGAAAAATCTCCAAAATAAAAAAGGCGTTTTTACTTCCTGCCCACCCCCTCTTTTCTGCACAAAACACCCCCACCCACTATTGTCAATCTCAAAAATTCCGCGCAAAAACAAAAAGACCCCTACAAAGGGTCTGTGTTCTGTGCTATACTTGCCTTACAAGCCTTGAAAGGGAGGAATCTGTAATGGACCAAAAGAATGACAAGAACAAAGAAAAGAGAGAAAAGAACGAAAAGATTGCCGCTTCAATATGGGGCGTTATTATCGGCGCCGCTTTTTTGGTTTTTGGTGTGTATCTTATGGCACATGGTATTTCAAGCGTTATATAAAATTTTAGCCAAAGAAAGGAAGAATCAAAAATGAGAAAGAGAATCATTGCGGCGGCTCTAGCAGCGGCTATGATGCTTGCCATGCCTATTAGCGCAATGGCAACAACGAAACCCGATGAATGGTCTGCTCCTATTGAGCTGGAAGAGACTAATGCAACACAGGTGCAACCCATAACGATCAAAGAATCCCATAGCCATCTTGAAACCAAGTACGAATACGGCAAAACGAGATACTATGTGTTTTACGCAGTTCTGGTTGAAAATCCCAACACCGATTGGGCAGTTGATTTTGTTTCGCTGAATGTCACGGTATACGGCGAAGATGGCTCCGTCTTAAAGACCGATTCTGAAACGCTGGACTGGGTTGGCGAGGGTGATTCTTATTGGTATGGCGATTATATCGCTTTTGATTCCGATGGTGTTAAGCCGACAAGAATTGAGTATACGACAAGCGCAGAGAGTTGGAACGTTCACGAAGCAAGCCCTGCCAATCAGATTGTTCGTGCTGGCGAACTTGCTGTTACAAATGTTTCCAAACGTGGTTCCGGCTATGATTTGCGATTCACTGGACAGGTTACAAACAATAGCCAGTTTACAAGCAATGCAGTCAAGGTCATTGTTCTTTACAAAATGAAAGACACCGAAGGCAATGAAGTTCCTGTTGGCGGTGAGTATACTTACATCATGGACAGCCTTGCTTCGGGCCAAACAGCATCGTTTGAGCTTTATCCATTGAGTGGATTTACTGGTTATAGCTCTTATGAAGTGGTTGCTATTCAAGATTAACGCATAACACAAAAAGCCAGCGGCTAGATGTTCTCTAACCACTGGCTTTTCTTATAGGTTGTTTACTTCACGATTTTATCGTGATAGGGATGGTACTCAACATTGGGCAAGGGCATCCAATACTTCACATCGTGCATGATGCACTTGTTGTCCCGGAGCAGAACCGGCTCGATCTCGCCGTTTTCGTTCGCTTCAAAGGAAAGCTGACCGCTATCGACAATCTTTCCGTCACAAGCGATAACAGGCTCGTGGACGCACTCGCCGTAGTCAACGGTGCGCCAGAGCTTCAGCATGGTCTCAAAAGCGTAGTTGAGGTATTCCCCCATATCCTGAATCTTATCTGCGGTAAGCATAGCTGTTCTCCTTTCAAACTGCCATCTGGGTCTGGCTATTGACGTTCTGAATCATCATTACGGTGTTTGCACAAGGCCGCCACCGTTCGATATAGGCGATGGCGTTGTCAAAATCCTTGCGAGGAACGTTGCTGATGCTGTTCACATGGAACCAGTCCTGTGCATCCTTGTTGCATTCACTGTAAACCTTGCACCGGGTGGACTTGTCAAGGTATGCAGGAGAGGTCTTGCCGCCAAGTGCTTCAACCACGACACGGTTTACCGCACGGCGAAGCGCACGCTGCTGCTCATAGTCCACTGTCATGTTGGTTTCAAGAGCAGAGATGCGCTTTTCGTGCTGCATGGAACGGTTGTCCAGAACGAAGATTGCTTGCAGTTCTTTGGATGCCCCTGCGAACTGGTTGACGGCCACGTTCTTCTCAAGGTCAATCAGCTTCTGGCGAATCTCCATGCCCTGCGGCGTCCGCTGAATCATCGCAATGTGCTTTGCCATGTCAAGGCTAAGAACATGGTCTGCGCTAGGACGGCCACCAAGAGGGTTTTGCTCATTTTTGAGCAAAACTGAAAAGTCCGTTCCTTCGACAAAACCAATGTCAATCATGCGCTTAATCCAGTCTTTGTATGCGGTCTTGATTTTGAGCCGCTCGTGCAGCTCACGACCAAGCACAACCTTTTCGCCGGTGTCGGTGTCGTACACGGGGATAACATCTTCAGAGAAGATTCGGATGGTTTCGAGATTATTATTCATAGAAATTTGACCTTTCTATCTTGCGAGAGCAGGCCATCTCTGGTATAATAACCCAAAGAGGGTCTATACTCTCTGAGTGGTTCATGATACGTTCGCTTCTGTCGCCAAACTTCAGCGGACGTATCATTTTTCGTTTTCATCGGGCATCGGGTACTTCTCAAGGTAGGCATCGCGGACGGCCTGTGACAGTGACACGCGGCACTTCTTGCAGTGCTCCACCAGCAACTCATACTGACGATCAGTAAAGCCAACGGCTACCTGATGGCGGTATGCTTCGATGTAGGGACTTCTTGCCATGTTTTCATCTCCTTTCTTTGAGGTGCATTAAGTGTAATTACAAAATGTAGTAAAGTCAAGCGGAAATAGACCAACGAAACACAACATTTAGTGTTCGTTCATCTTGACAAACTACTTTCTACGTTTTGCACAAAACTCAGCCCTTATTTTTGGACGCTCCTGCTTCGTACCCTGCCCGGTAATTCAGTTCGGACAGCTTGCCCAGAGCTTCTGCGTACTCCCTGTCCTCGCTGGTCGGCTCTTTGCCGTTGGCGAGGGTTTTCAGAAATTCTTCGGTTGTCGTGGGAAAGTTCATATTTTTTGCTCCTAACTATTGCGGAAAGCAGCCCTTTTTGGTATAATAGATTCCGAAAAGGGAGACTGCCCCCTTGGTGGTTGCAGGTTCTCGTTTCGTGATGTGGATAAGCTATCAGCGTAACTTTGGACGGTGGCGCTGGTAGCTTATTTTTTTATGCCTTGATGCTCTCAACGTAGGATGCTACCCACTCAATACCCATGCGGATAACATCGACCTTTGAGATGCCCAATGCTTTTGCGCTGCTCTCCATGCTCGCGATCTGGCTCTCTGTGAGCCGGGTGCTTATCATGTGCAGCTTATCACGTTCCGAGGTTTCTGCTCGTCTTGCCAAGCCTATCACCTCGCTTTCGCTGGAACAAGTATAAAGCGTGAAAATATGCTTGTCAAGACCCAAAGTTTTACGAAAATGAAGTTTGGCAGAATTACTCCTTATTATAGAAAATTTTCTACCTGACTGTGATTAACTAAGTAAACACCTTTATACCACTCTAGTATGTATAAATACATACTAGAGTTTATTTATATATAATATAAAGGGCACTAGATGGAAAAACTTGGAAATATCAGAAATGTCTTGATTTTATAGGGTTCATCTGATATAATGGCATCAAGAAAGAGAGGGCGCAAAAATGAAAGCAGGAGAAGCAGTAAAAGAAGTTATGAGAAAAGAGGACATAAAGCAAGCGGAGCTTTGTAGTAGGCTTAAAATTAAACAGCCAACTTTAAGCGAACGTCTTTCTCAAAAAAATATTAGCGTTAATAAGCTAAACGAAATGCTGAATATGATGGGCTATAAAATTGTAGTTGTCCCTCGTGATGCACAGTTCAAAAATTGCGAAGGCATAGACATAGAGTAAAGGACGGTGATTCTGAATGATCTACGGTTACGCTCGTGTCAGTTCTGCTGGACAGGCGATTGACGGCAATAGCCTTGAAGCCCAGTCTGAACTTTTGAAAGCCAACGGCGCACAGAAAATCTTTTCGGATGTTTACACCGGCACGAAGTTGCATCGACCTGAACTTGACAAGCTGATGGCTGAAATTCAGCCGGGAGACACGCTGATTGTTGCGAAACTTGACCGTATTGCTCGTTCTGCCAAGAATGGTCTTGAACTGATAGACCAATTTATTGATAGGGGCGTTTCGGTGAACATCCTGAACATGGGGGTTATGAATAACTCCCCTACTGGAAAAGTCATTCGGACTGTTATGCTTGCCTTTGCAGAGTTTGAGCGTGACATGATTGTTGAACGTACCAGAGAGGGCAAGAAAATCGCCAGCCAGCGCCCCGATTACAAGGAAGGTCGCAAGCCCACCGAGTACGACCGCAACCTCTTTGATGTTCTACATGAACAGGTGGAAAAACGTCTGCTGACCGTCACCGATGCCGCCAAACAGCTTGGTGTGACCCGCCAGACATGGTATCGGATTGCTGAACAGAACAGGTGACATTGTTCGCACCTGGAATAAAACCGAATAAGAAGGGAAAAACAGCATGAAAACTGTAAAATTGTCAGATCAGAGTTTGAAGCTCATTGGAACGTTGTGCGATTACACCGACAAAATCGACATTCTCAATGCCATCGCAGACGCTTTGTACTACGATGCAGACGAGCTGAAACGCAGGCTAAACCAGCTTGCGGAAGAGGTCAAATAAATCGCACTTTCCATCTGTTAAAACGAATTTTAGCAAATAATTTTCCGAAAACAGCATTATAAAACCGAATATTTGATTTTTGTGCAGTTGTAGGCACTCTTTACATTTTCAGGTAGGGGGTGCCTATTTTTTTATGCAGCCAAAACAGTGCATTGCCATCATCGACAGCATCAAAGCGTATGCAAAGCAGAATCCGACAGAAGCACAGGTCTACGAGGACTGGTTTCAAGCGGTCGTGAATTTGAGGGACGCTCTGTCGCAAGACAAGCGGTTCGATGCCTACAAATATTCTGGCGAGTTGCGCTCTGTCTGTGCAACCATGATGGGCAAGATGAAAACAGGTGAGGACGTGGCAAAAGTCTATGACATTATCAGCCGAACGTACCTGTTTGAAGCAAAGGATGTATTTGACAGCTATTGCATCTACCTTGAATGGAACCGTGCGCCGGAAAAGAAGTTCTATCAGCCGAGAAGAAAAGTGCTTTTGACGTTGGTTCGTGACCTAGAGGACTTGTTTTTCCATCGTGTAGAATTTCTTGGGGTCAGCCAGCCCCCGAGAACTGGAAAAAGTACGCTCTGTATATTTTTTATCACATGGCTGATGGGCAACCGCCCTGACGTTGCATCGGTTATGAGCGGACATTCTGACAAGCTGACCAACGGCTTCTACGGCGAAGTGCTGTCTATCATCACTGACCCCGTGACTTATAATTGGGGGAAAATCTTCCCTGACGTTCAGCTTGTAGATAAGAGCGCAAAGGACGAAAGCGTTGACCTGAACCGTAAAAAGCGTTTTCCCACTTTGACTTGCCGCTCCATTGGCGGTACGCTGACAGGTGCTGTTGAAATCGGCGAGGGCGGCGTTCTGTACAGCGATGACTTGATTGAGGATTTGGAAGAAAGTCTGAACGTTGAGCGTCTGAACAACAAGTACGATGCCTACCTAAACCAGCTAAAAGACCGTAAAAAGCAAGGCGCATTGGAGCTGATGGTCGGCACACGCTGGAACGTGCTTGACCCTTTGGGGCGCATCCAGAACCAGTACGCAGACAATCCAAAGTACAGATTCCGGGTGATTCCCGCTGTGGATGAGAACGGACACAGCAATTTCAATTATGACTACGGCGTGGGATTTGACGATGCCTACTATGCAGACATGAAAGCCAGCATTGACGATGCAACATGGTGGGCAAAGTACATGGGCAAGCCTTATGTGCGTGAAGGCTTGCTGTTCCCTGCCGATGAACTATGGTATTATAACGGCGTGCTGCCTGATGGTGAACCCGATCGCAAGCTCATGGTCATGGATATTGCATGGGGCGGCGGGGACTTCACCGCTTGTCCTATTGCTTATGTGTACGGCGATGCTGTGTTCATCCCCGACCTTGTGTTCAATAACGGCGACAAGACCGTGACCAGACCGGAAGTCGTGGGCAAAATCATCCAGCACAAAATTAACGTGGTGCGCGGAGAAGCCAACAACGGCGGCGATGAATATTGTGATGTGGTAGACAGCCAGCTCCGGCAGCAGGGCTATCACTGCTCTGTTCGTAGCCAGCGTGCGCCAAGTGGTCAAAGCAAGCTGTCCAGAATCATCCAGTATGCGCCAGACATCAAGCGGTTCTACTTCCTTGACGAAAAGCACCAGTCGAAAGAGTACAAAGCGTTCATGGAGCAAGTGACGATGTTCACGCAACTTGGCAAAGTTCCGCACGATGATGCACCGGACAGTCTGGCGCAGCTTGCCGATGAACTGTATAACGGAATCAGTAAAATTGAGCCTGTCAAGAGGCCTTTTTGATTAAAAACACAATATATTGTGTTCGCTGGGTCTATTTATTTGATTTTACCACTTGACAAGGCTTATAATGTACGCAGGAAGTTTTGCAGCTTCCCTTAAAGGAATAGCTTGCACGCGGGGTTTTGTCATTTTTACTCGCGTGCGTGTCAACGAGCGTATTCCTCCTTTCACCGGTGGAGGTTTTCTCACTCTTTCACCTTCACCGGGCTTTATATGTTGCGTTTCCAATTGTTTGGGGAATGCCAGTCTGTCTCCCCCACGACTGGCAAGCAACGGTTCGATTCCGTTACGCAGCACAACCATCTACCTAGCTTTGCATGGACTTATTCTCCAAAACCTCTACCGCTATTCCCGGCTCTCAATGTAATGTTTAGGCATGGCATTGCAAAGAGCAGCGGTTAACCAATCAAGCCGGGTTTTTATGCTACATTAGCTTAGTATGGTTAGAGCACTCGGCTCATATCCGAGCATACATTGGTTCAAATCCATTATGTAGCACCAAAATTGCAGCTTACCCGTTTTACGTCTGTCTGACAACTGAATGTAAGGGCTGCAATGGTTTTCTTCGGGCGAAGAATAGCACGGCTGGAAGTGCGAACAGTTTCCCAGTAGCTTCTGACAGGTCTGTGCTCAACAGCCTGTTTCCAGAAATCCAACGAAAGGAGCGCTCATGCTAGTTAGAATCTGTTGCCCTTGTATTCGGCAGAACCCTATCTATAAAAACGTCCGCTGCAACCGTTATCTTGGCGAAGTAGACGGAAAATACCATTTCAAGTGCGACAGATGCAAGGGCGTTATCGAAGGAGACACAAGGGAAGGATGGGTGAAAATCATCCATCCACCGGAAAAGTAAATAGCTTTTGAAGCGCAGTTTTGGCGCAGTGAGATAGACCTTAACAGGTTTGTCTTGCTGCGCTTTTTATTTTGCCAGGAAGGAGGAACACATGGCTGAGTATCAGATGGTCGTTGGCGGTTTTTTGAATGAGCCACTGACCGGACGCAGACCGATTGAAAGCCCGGAGACGGAAATCAATCGGGAAAATGTACTGAAAGTGGTAATGGGCAAAGCAGAGCCTATTCATCTGCTGAACAAGAATGAGATTCGTTTCTTGCACAACTACTACTTGGGTAACCAGCCTGTCCTTCATCGCACGAAGGAATACCACGCCGAAATCACCAATCGCATTGTAGAGAACCACGCTAACGAGTGCGTTGGCTTCTACACAGGATATATGAGCGGTACGCCGTGCTCTTATGTGCGGTCTAAAACGGCAACAGGTGACGGTGAGGAAATCGCCCGTCTGTCTAACGCCTTGCAGTATGAGGGCAAAGATTCGCTTGATCGGCGGCTTTGGCAGTGGATGTTGGAGTGCGGACAGGGGTACCGCATTGTTCTTCCTGACAAGGGGGACAGCGGAAACTACCCGGACGAAACGCCCCTGCTAGTGGACGTTCCCGACCCCGACATGGCGTATGTGGTTTACAACTCCGGCATCGGACACAAGCCCATCGCCAACGTGCTGCATATCCCGCGCAATTATCAGAACGACTTGAACGACCTAATTTGCGTGTACACGCCAAACCAGTACTTTGAAATCGACAACGGCAAGGTCACAAAATCGGAGAATCATTCTCTTGGAATGTTGCCGATGGTCGAATACAAGCTCAACCCGGAGCGGATGGGCCTGTTTGAACCGGCTATTCCTGTGTTGGATGCCATCAACGACCTTGAAAGCAACCGTCTGGACGGTGTGGCGCAGTTCATTCAGTCCATCATGGTGTTTACCAACTGCCTTGTGGACGAGGATGCGCTCAACAAGGTCAAGGAACTGGGCGCAATGTGCCTGAAGTCCACCTCTGGTCTGCCCGCATCTGTTTCGCAGATTGCAAACGAGCTTGACCAGCAGCAGAGCCAGACCCTGCTTGATTCTATGTTGAACGTGTACCGTAGTCTGACTGCCATGCCTAGCGCTACTGGCAGCGAGAATGCAACGTCTGACAACGTGGGCGCAGTCATCGTCCGCAACGGCTGGAATCACACCGAAGCAAGGGCACAGCAGTACGAGAATATGTTTAAGTTCTCGGAACGTCAAAGCCTGTCTGTAATGCTGAAAATCCTGCGTGATACGGCTGGTTCTAAGCTGATGGCAAGTGACATTAACATCAAGCTGCCGCGCCGTCAGTACGATAACCAGCAGAGCAAAGTTCAGATTTTTGCGCAGATGTTGCAGCAGACCATTGACCCGCAGTTGGCGTTCACTACGCCCGGTCTGTTCCCTGACCCGCAGGCTGCTTACGAAATGAGCAAGCCCTTCCTGATTGCCGCTGGCAAGCTGGGCGAGGATGGCAAAGCCCCGAAGCTGCAGGAGCAACAGCCTGAACAAGTTGTTGATGCCAACAAAACATCGGACGGACAGGCTGACAGCGCCAATAAAGAAACAGAGGGTGAGTAACCCTTTGCATATTCCGGCAGGGAAGCCGGGATACAAATTTCGCAGCGTTGCAGGGAAGCAACGGTAAAAAAACGCAGGAGGAAATTAACGATATGAAACTTAATGTGTTGCTTGGTGATGCCTACAAAGAGGGCATGACCGCCGATGAAATCATTTCTGCGCTGGAAAAGGTTGCAGACCCTAACGCAGAGGCCGAGAAGCTGCGCAACGCCGTGACGAAAGCCAACAGCGAAGCAGCCGAGTACAAGAAGCAGCTCAAAGCAAAGCGTACCGATGACGAAAACGCCGCACAGGAACAGGCTGACAAGCTGGCAGAGATGCAGAAGCAGATTGAAGCCTTGACTGCCGACAAGGAGAACCTCGTCAAGGAAAAGACCCTTGCATCTTACCGTGAGAAGTTTGTTGCACAAGGTTATGATACTGAACTGGCTGGCAAGGCTGCATCTGCACTGGCTGATGGCGACATGGACAAGGTGTTTAAGTTCCAGTCGGAGTTTATGACCGCCCATGACACCGCATACAAGGCTTCTCTGCTGAAGGATATGCCCACGCCTCCGGGTGCGGATGGTAAGGGCGGCTCTGATAGTGAGGGCGTGGCGTTTGCCAAGAATCTTGCACAGCAGAATGCCAATGCTTCTAAGGCATCGAGCGACGCAATGAGTGCTTTCCATTAACAAGGAGGAAAACATGAAGTTTACCCGAAACACGGTCAACGGAATCAACGATACCATCCTTGCTTCCAATGACTACACTGCCATTCCCTTTACCGTGACCGAAACTGCTGCGGTTAAGGCTGGCTATCCCATGACCAAAGCGGGCAAGAAGGCAACTTCCGCCACCGCAGATGGCATTCTGCTGTATGACGTTGACCCGGCAGAAAACCCCAATGCTTCCCTGCTGATTCGTGGCGTTATCGACACCAAGAAGGCTGCTGCAAGCTCTGGCTTTACCTATGATACTGATGCGATCGCAGCGCTTAAGACTGCCATTCCCGGCATCTTCTGCCGTGACAACATCAGTGTGAACGCTTAATAGGAGGTAAAACAACATGGCACTGAATCTTAAGGAAGTCTTTGCCCCAGCTGCGATTGCCGCCTATTGGACGAATGACCCTTCCAATGCGATGCCTTTCGCATCTGATGCACTGTTCCCTGCAAAGAAGAAGGCCGGTCTTGACCTGAAGTGGCTGCGTGGTCACAAGGGCGTTGGCGTGTCCCTGATGCCCAGCGCATTTGATGCAAAGGCTACGTTCCGTACCCGTGAGGGTTTTAAGTTCGATGAGACCGAAATGCCGTTCTTCCGTGAGGGCTACCATCTGGGCGAGAAAGACCGTCAGGAAATCCTGCGTGTTCTGAACAGCAACGACCCCTATGCCCGTGACGTGATGAACCGTCTGTACGATGACACCGCACAGCTTATCACTGGCGCTCGTATCGTTCCTGAACGCATGATCTGGCAGCTGCTGGCTCCCGTCAATGGCGTTCCTGGCATCACCATCAAGGCAAACGGTGTGAACTACACCTACAACTACGACCCGGACGGCACTTGGAAGACTACCAACTTCAAGGAAGTCTCTGTTGCAAAGTCTAAGTGGAACGTCAACACTGCCACCCCCATTGCCGACCTGAACGCCGCAAAGGATGCTGTTCTGGCAAGCGTTGGCGAGGTCGTGACCGAAGTGTACATGAACACCACCACCTTCCGCAACATGATCGCTGCGGACGAAGTGAAGAATCGGTTCATGACCGTCACCGCAAAGGCAAACGCCGTTCTGCTGGATGCCGAAGCACGGCAGATTATCGAATCTGCAACCGGACTGACCATCCATCTGTATGACAAGATGTTTAAGGCAGACCAGTACAGCGCAAGCGAGAAGTATCTGCCCGATGGCATGGTAGTGGTTGCTCCTTCCGGCGCTCTGGGCAGCACTTGGTACGGCACTACCCCTGAGGAAGCCGACCTGCTGTCCGGTCAGTCTGGCGCATCCGTGTCCATCGTAAACACCGGCGTCGCCATCACAACTGAGCTGACCGTTCACCCGGTCAACGCCAACGTTTATGCTTCTGAAATCGTCCTGCCGTCCTTTGAGCGCATGGACGCTGTGTACTGCATCAAGGCTTACTAAGGCGAAAGGAGGAAAGCAGCATGGGAGACCAGTATTCTGAAGCGGCAGTCAAGCTGGGGCAGTACATTGCTCCTGCACTTGACCGTGAAGTCACGGACGAGGACTACCCACTCTTCGACCTGCTGCTTAATTTCGCTAAGGACAAGATATTTGCACAGGGCTACCCCTTCGGCAACAGACCGGACGAGCTGCCCTTGCAGTATCAGTCGTTGCAGATACGCATTGCAGCGGAACTGTATAACCACATCGGCGCAAATGGACAGACGAGCTATACCAACAACGGCATCACTCGTGTGTGGGAAAGCTCCGATGTGGCGCAGTCCCTGCTGAATGAAGTTGTTCCGAGAGTAGGTGTTATCGGCTGATGTTCAATGGAAGCCCGCTGGACAAGCGCCCGCTGTGGTACTCGAACCCTGTTGGCGAGAAAACGCCTGTTGTGGACGAATGGGGAAACGAAACTGGCGAGACATCGCAGACGTGGAGTGACCCTGCAAAGCTGATTCTGAACGTCAGCCCGCCTACTGGTTCTGCGGAAGCAAGCCCTTTTGGGGCGTTCACGGATTACAGCTATGTGGTCAGTTCATCCAGCAAAAAGCATAACACTCCACTTTATGAGGGCACGCACGTCTGGTTTCAGACGGACGTTTCAAAGCCCTTTAACTACATTGTGGTCAAGGTCGCAGAGCATATCACGGACACGTTGTATGCGCTGAAGGAGGTGGCTGCAAGTGAAAATTAAAGTGAGGTTGAGCGATGCCGGACTTCGTGATGCTGAACGTCAGATACAGGAGTACAAGGCCACCCTGAACAAAAAAGCTAAAGCACTTGCTTTTCGTCTTTCTTGGTTGGGGCTTGAAGTTGCAAAGGTGCGTTTCGCTAACGCAGAATACGCTGGCTCCAATGACGTGAAATGCCATATTAACCAGAAAGACAACACTTGCACCATCGTTGCAGAGGGCAAGTCAGTTGCCTTTATAGAGTTTGGCACTGGCGCACATCATAACGGATATGGCGGACAACTTCCGCCCGGTGTCGGTGCGCATGGCTCTTACGGTAAAGGACACGGCGCACAACGCCGCTGGTACTACTACGGCGAAGCTGGCAATGCTGGTACACCTGTAAAAACGGTGGACGGCAAGGGACAGCTTAACTACACGGACGGTAACGAACCGGCTATGGCTATGTGGGGGGCTGTTGAAGAAATGGCTTCTCAGGTAGAAGCAACGTGGAGGGAGGTCTGGAATAGTTGATTGATTATTTCAATTCTATCTTCACGGCTGTTGCCAAGGAACTGCGAAAGCAAGTTCCCGGTGTCTTTGTCACCGGTGAAATCAACGACAGCAACGTCAAAAAGTTTCCGTGTGTGCAGATAGAGGAAAACAGCAACCTCCCGGTTCATCGGGATTCTGCCAGCCGAAGCAAGTATGCTGCCGTTTCCCTGCGTGTGCGTGTCTATTCCAACAAAACAAGCGGACGCATTGCAGAAGCCCGTTCTATTGTGGGCATCGTGGATTCTGTATTGGAACCGCTCAATTTCTATCGAAAATCGTTTGCCCCGTTGAATGGGCTGTACAACAATTCCGTCTATCGGATTGATTGCAGCTACGGGGCAACAATCGGAGAGGACGGAATGATTTACCGAAAATAAGGAGGTAAACATTCTATGAGTACTGCTATCTCCGGTCTGAATACCACCCTGTACTGTGGCGACAGCGCAACCGCCCTGACAAAGCTGTGCGACATCAAGGATGTGCCCGACCTGATCTCTGAGCCGAACCTTCTGGATGCCACTACTCTGTCTGACCCTATGCAGGTCAACATCTTTGGCATCATCCAGAGCGACACCAAGTCCTTTACTGCCAACTACAACAAGACTGACTACAAGAAGGTCAAGGAGGCTGGCTACGATGAGACTTCCGAAAGCAACACCGTGAAGTATTACGCCCTGAAGATGCAGGACGGCTCCGGCTTCACTTGGCAGGGTATGCATCAGGTTGGTTTGTCCGGCTTCGGCGTGGACGAGGTTGTGGAAATGACCATCAACTGCATCTTCACCAAGAAGCCTGAGTTCAGCGAGACCCTGACTGTCAACAGCGGCTAAACCGCAAAAATCGAATCAATCAAACCGGGCAGAACTGAACAACGGATTTGGTTCTGCCCCTATTTATAAAGGAGAGCATTTATTATGGCTGCTAAGGTTATCAACTTTCATTCCCCCGATGGTAAGAACACTTATGAGCTGACCTTCACCCGTGACAGCGTGGAAGCCACCGAACGTGCAGGTTTTCAGATTGGCCAGTACACCCAGATGACCAATCTGCTGTCTAACTCCCGTGCCCTGTTCTACGGTGCTTTTATCGCACGGAACAAGGGCATCAAGCGCAAGGTCGTTGATGAGATGTTCCAGCATATTGAGGATAAGGAAGACCTGATGAGCGTTCTGCTTGAGATGTTCATGGATGCTTCCAAGTCTCTGCTGGCAACTGACACTGAGGACAAGACCGCAAAAAACGCAACGTGGGAGATTGTGTAACTGCACAATCTCAGGAAACAGACGGAGAGAAAGAACCGTTCTCCTTCTCCAAGCTGTTCCACGATGTAGAAGCCTATTACATCTCCATCGGCATGACCTACGACCAGTTCTGGTACGGCGATGTCTGGCTGGCGAAGGTCTACCGTGACGCAGAGGAGCTGCGGGAACGCAGAGCCAACGCAGAAGCGTGGAGAAACGGCTTTTACATGGCATCTGCGCTTTCCTCTACGGTTGGCAATATGTTCCGAAAGAAAGGGTCTAAACCCATCAAGTACATGGATAGACCGATTCCCCTTACTCAAAAGGAGAAGGAAGAGTGTGAATACCAACGTGCTGCAGAAGCACAGGAGCGCATTAAGCGCATGATGTTCTCCATGATGGAAAAGGATGGTGGTAGTGATGGATGATGTTGATATTACGAGCTTATCCGTAGAAATCTCTGCGGAATCCAGCGGTGCGGAGCTTAATATCGACAAGCTCGCTACCGCCATTTCTAATTTGCGGACAAAGGGCAACGTGACAAAGGTTGTGAACAGTCTTGATAAGCTGTCCGCTTCCATTTCTGCGCTGAAACAGGCATCCACCGGCTTGTCTGGGCTGGACAAAATTACCAGCTTTCTGAATGGACATTCCAACGTCAACACGACCGCAAGCGCAAAGAGCATCAACACGGTCGTAAATGCAATCAAGAAGATTCCTACGGCAGTCTCCGGCTTGAACGGCGTGGACTTCTACTCCATGTCTGGAAGCATTACTCAGCTCACCAACGCTTTGGCTCCGCTGTCTATTTTGGACGCATCAAACCTTAAAGCTCTTGGCAGCGCTTTCAATGCGATCGGAAAGGTTCCTGATCTGACCGACAAGCTGAAAGCAACAGACCTTGATTCCTTTGCAAGCTCTTGTCAGAAGATTTCTGCTGCCCTTACTCCCCTTGCATCTCAGCTTGACAAGGTTGGCAGCGCCTTTGCAAAGCTCCCTCCGCAGTTGAGCAAGGTTGTTACACAGGCTAACCGTGTGACCGCCGCCAACGAAAAGCAGCGCAAGAGCTATCTTAGCCTGTCCAATCAGATGAACGGCTTTATGCGGAACATGGCAAAACTGGTTTCGTTGAAAGCTATCGCTGAGTATCTTGGCAACGCTGTTGCGAAGTTTAACGACTTCTATGAAGCAACAGACCTGTTTCATAATGCCATGGGCAATTTGAGCGGTGAAGCGGATACGCTCATTAGTAAGATGCAAGGCCTGCTTGGTGTCGACCCGACCAAAGCGATGACCTACATGGCTACCATCCAGAGTTTAGGTACTTCGTTTGGTCTGGCCAGCGACAAAGCATACATTCTGTCTAAGAACCTGACTCAGCTTGCCTATGACGAAGGTTCTTACTGGAACAAGGACGTTGCAGAGACCTTTACCGCAATGTCCTCCGCAATCTCCGGTGAGATTGAGCCTATTCGCCGTTTGGGTGTTGACCTGTCTCAGGCACGGTTACAGCAGGAGCTTCTTGCTTTGGGCTTTAACAAGCAGGTTTCCAGCTTGTCTCAGGCAGATAAGGCGGTTCTGCGTTACATTGCCATTATGAAGCAGACTGCCAATGTGCAGGGCAACCTTGCACAGACCATCCAGAGCCCTGCGAATCAGATTAAGATTCTGAAAGCCCAGCTGGATATGCTGGCAAAGTCCGTTGGTTCTCTGCTCTACCCTGCCATGAAATCCATTCTTCCCCCGCTAATTGCCGCTGTTCAGCTCATTCGGGAGTTCGTTCAGTGGGTGGCAAAGCTAATGGGCGTGAAGGTTGTGTTTACTGATTTCACTAAGAGCGCTGACAGCGTTGGTGGCATCGGTGACGCAATGGATGACACGGCAGATTCCACTAAGAAAGCCGCCAAAGCCCTCAAGGACTACACGATGGGCTTTGATGAACTGAATATCATTGACCCTACACAGGGAAGCTCCGGCTCTGGCGGCGGTGCATCTGCTGGCAACATCTTGGGCGATGTAGACCTGTCCGGCTACGATATGTTCAAGCAGTACAACGAAGAGCTCGCAAAGCAGATTGATGCTATTAAGCAGAAAATCAAAGATATGCTTCCTCTTATAGCGACTGTAGCAACCGCTTTTGCCGCTTGGAAGCTCACAAATCTTATTACGGATATTGTGGACGCTATCTCCAAAATGAACGCACTGAAATCCATTGTTTTGGGGCTTGGCGTTTTTACAGTGGGCATCGTCCTTGAGATTACAGGCATTAAAGATGCAATTGAAAATGGCGTAAATGGGAAGAATTTCGCTGAAATTGTTCTTGGCGCTTTAATTGGAACTACAGGCGCAGCCATTCTTGGCAAAGGAATTGCTCAGTTTATCGTGACCGGCTTTGGCAATACTGCTGTTGGAGCGGCCATTAAAGCAGCTGGCGGCTCTACTGCTGGCGCAATTATTGGAGCAGCAGTTGGCGGAGTAGTGACCGGCATACCTATGTTTGTAACGGGCGTTTACGATGCTGTCAAAAATGGCTTAAACACGTTAAACGGAATTTTGATTCCGCTTGGCTCGACAATGACTGGCGCAGGCATTGGCGCAATCATCGGCTCTCTTGGAGGCCCAATTGGTACGGGTATCGGAGCTTTGATTGGCCTGATTGTTGGCGCAATGACCGACGTTGGAATTGCCATCTATCAAAATTGGGATAAAATCACTTCTCAACTTGATAAAATGAGCGCCGAATTTAAGCAATGGTTCGTTGGTGTCGGCGAATGGTGGAATGAAAAGTGGGAAGGATTCAAGACCAATTTTCAAACCGCGTGGGAAAGCCTTCCCGGGTTTGTTCAGCATCCAATTCAGGCGCTTGACCAAGCGAGTGCAGGCTTAAAGCAGTGGTTTGCCGGCGTTGGCGAGTGGTGGAACCAGAAATGGGCTGGATTTAAAGAAAACTGGGACAAGGCTTGGAACAGCCTTGTTGACACTTTAAAAGCGCTTCCAAAGAAATTTCTAGACTATGGAAAGAACATCGTTCAGGGCTTGATTGATGGTATCAACAAAGGCATTGAGAATGCAAAGAAAACTGTTGGCGGACTTGCAAAAGCTATCCTGGACAAGTTCACGACAGATACCGGCATCCACTCCCCTTCCAAAGTTTTTGAACAGTTTGGTATCTACATCGACCAAGGCCTTGCAAACGGTATCACTGCAGCGCTTCCTTACGTTGAACAAGCTATGACCAATCTGGCAAACGTTGCTCAGCAGAAGGGCAACGAGATGATTGATTATGGCGCAGACGTTGCAAATGGCTTTGTTGATAACATGGTCAATACGTTTGACGCAAAGTGGAATGAAATCGACAACGGTCTCAAGAGCGACTTCATTGGCACGATTAAGGGCATGATCGATGCGGTCAAGAAAGGTGATATCCAAACCGTCGCCGAAAACACAGCAGCCATCATCTGGAAGGCAATGGGGGAAGAGAACCGAAAACAGGTCAAGTCTTATGCTTCTGACTTGGTTTCCAATCTCACCAGTGCTCTTAAAACCGTTGGTTCCAAAGTATTTTCTTCTGCAAAACTTGTCGGAAAGAACATTTTGGATGGAATTACATCCAAGTTTGGCGAAATCTCCACGCAGGTCGTCGGTCTCGGAAGTAAAATTGCGTCCTCGTTTTCTTCTCTGATCGGACCAATCTCGGCATCCGGCAAGGCGATCAGTATTGGCCTTTCTTCTGGCGTTTTAAGTCAGTTCCCGTCTATCATCGCTGGCATTGCTGGGCTTATCGGTCAAATTGGAGCTGCATTTATGGGCATCTTGCAGACGATCGGCAGCGTCTTGACATCTCTTGGCATCCCAACTGGTGTCATCATGATCGCTGGCGGCGTCGCAATTGCAGCCGCAATTGCAGGAATTGTCGGAACGCTTGTCGGAAAGCACGGAACAAGTTCCGCTCCATCTGTAAACGACAGCTATTCGAGTTATCCTGGCACGAGTGATTACGATTCTGTTAATGGCTCCACTACATCCGTTGGGAGCTACTACCCGACTTCTTCCGCTAGTGGAACGAGCTCCGCAGAGCTTCGTAGTGCCGTCCACGATGGATGCTATAACGCATTTCTTGACATCTTCCAGCGATATGGAGATGAAATCACTGGAGGAAAGGAACTCAAGATTTACCTCGACGGGAAGCAGATCACTGCGTCTGTAGAAAAGAGGCAGTCGGAGCGAGGAATGCAAATTATGGGAAACGAAGTTTACAGCTACTAAGGAGGTTTACGTTTTATGCAATCTCTCGTCACAGTAAATGGCAGAGAGCTGCCTGAGCCTTCCTCCTACGACGCTACAACAAGCACTATAGTCGATTCTGGACGAAACGTACAAGGCAAAGTCGTTGGGTCTGTGGTGCGGCACGATGTTGCGAAGATTTCCCTAAAATGGAATTATCTTACCGCAAGACAGTGGGCGGATGTCATCGGGCCGTTCACCACAAACTTTTACTGCACTGTTCGGTTTTATAACCAAGCAACTGCAAGCTACACGACAAGGCAAATGTATGTTTCCGATAGAACCGCCGGAATGTGGAGGCGTTCCCCGTCCAACGGAAACGTTATGGGATGGGTCGGGACATCCCTTAGCCTGGTTGAAGTTTAAGAGAGGTGATTATTTATGGGCTTTCTGCCTTCCGACAAGTGGCTTGAACAATACGACAAGACACTTGTTCCGGAGATGTTTGTTCGCATCACTTACCACGTCTCTGACGATAAGGCCCAAGCAGACGCCATTGCCAGCTCTTCCAACCAGGCTTTATTCAGCAACACGTTGTCTGTCACAGACCTGGATTCTGCTTCTTTGGCCAATTATGCCACCGGAGAACCTAATTTGTGGGTCCTTGACGGGAGCAAACTTTTGGTCCCAGGTTCAGAGCCATACGAGAACGCTGGGTATTTAAGTATGGATTGTGTTTCTGACACAAACCATCCGATTATCACTTTCTCTTTCAGCAAAACACACACTGAAAGAATCCCCGGAATTATAATCGTATGGTCGTCTGTTTTAAACGAATTTGCAAAATCTTTTAGGTTGGCGGCTTATAGCGGAAAGGAGCTCGTTGCGTCAAAACAAATTGACGATAACCAGTCGGTTGAATCCTCTGTAGATTTTGAGATTTCTGGGTATGATTCAATTACCCTTGAAATTTTGGAATGGTGCATCCAGGGCCGCAGAGCAAGAGTGGAGCAAGTTGAATTTGGTCTGCGTGTCCAATTTAGCAAAGCGGATTTGCTTTCTTATACGCATGAATCAAAACGCGACCCGATTTCTGGGCAGCTTTCCAAAGATTCCGTTTCGTTTTCTGTTGATAACTCCGAACAACGCTGGAACCCGGTAAATCCAGGTGGACTTTATCGGTATCTTTATGAACGTCAGGAGATTTCAGTTCAATACGGCATGGACATTGGAGATGCGGTCGAATGGATTGACGGAGGGAAGTTCTTTCTTTCTGGATGGACAATTCCGGCGAATGGCATAACGGCATCGTTTGATGCCAGGGACGCCCTATCTTTCCTCCAAGATTCCATTTATACTGGGCACACGAGTGGAACGCTTTATCAGATGTGTTTTGATGCATTAGAGCTTCTGGATGTTCCCGGAATCTCTTACGAAATTTCGGAAGAATTAAAGAACTATTCTTGCGACATTTCCTCCGATGCTTCTTCTTATAAAAACGCAGACGTTCTTCAGCTTGCTGCAAACGCAGCTGGGATGGCTCTTTACCAATCCAGAGATGGGGTCATTCACATTGAACGTGTTCCTCTTGTTCCAGTCACGAGGTCTGATATTGAGGAAATATCGCTCTTGAATAGCTTTAAATACCCAGAAATAACGTTTTCGACAAAAATAAAAAACGTATCGTGCAAGGTTGGCGGCGAATCCGTGTTTTATCCAGCCGGAGCTAGTGGGAACGGAGCGACCCAAAGCATCAATAATCCGCTTATATCGAAATCTATATCTTCTAGCGCAAAAAATGCGTTGACCGAAACATACGCACTTCTTTCTAACAGAAGAAAGGTAAACCTGGAATTTCGTGCAAGCCCCCATATTGATGCGTTGTCTTTTGTTAGAGCAAACCATCAGTTTGGATATGCATCGAACGTTCTCGTTACGGATGCCAAGTATACCTTTAACGGATGTTTTAAAGGTACGATGGAAGGATATATGGTGGAAAGTGCGAGTGCCCTTAGACTTGATAAGGACTCCGTTTTTGTGGCTCCTGGAGAGACCGTTCGTTTAACCGCAACGCTTGTCCCTTCCTCAGAGGATTCCCCAGCAATCGGATGGGAAGCATCTCCTCCCGACGTTGTTTCCATTTCCGTCGTTTCCAACAAAGGCGGCGTTTCTGTTTGCGACATTTCTTTTGTTTCCAGTGGAGATGCCGTAGTCACAGCCTTCGTGTCTTCCGTATCTGCAAAGTGTACCGTTATCAGTCAGGCTCCGTCTTTGTCGGATATGCCGGAAGGATCGTCTGTTTACATTCAAGAAAGTGGTGCGGATGTAGAGTTTGTTGTCGCAAAACATGGGTATGAGCCTGGCTTAAATGGTCCGGGGAGAACACTTCTTATCAGGAAAGAACCTCTTGCTGAAACAGTGTGGAACCAGACGCACGTCAATACATACGACGGAAGCTCCATCGACAGGCTGTTGAAGGGAGATTACGCAAACAGATTTAGCGACACCGTCAAGTCCGCAATGGGGCTTACCTCTTTCTATTACACGGTAGGCGGTAGCACTACGGAAATCAGAACGCTGTCTCGTAACGTCTTTCTTCCGTCTATTTATGAAATGTTTGACCCAGAAGACAAAAACGCAGATGTTTATGTAAATGGCAGTAACCCGTTTTTCAAAAAAGAAGGTTCTGTACTACCAAAGCAAACCCGAAATGTTTTTGTTCAGTCTTATGATGATTCCGTCAATCGTCTTATCCGCAGATGGTCACGCTCCCCTGCGCTACGAGATTTTGATGGAAACCATATCGTGGGCCAACTCGTTGGGACTTACAGTCTTGGAACGTCTAGTGCAGGTAGGATTTTTTTCTCCACAGAGCAGTACAATGCTTGGAGCTCTAACAAGTTCAGCCCCGCTTTTACGCTTCCGTCTACGACTAAAGTCGGTAACGACAAAAAGATTTTGCTTTAAGGAGGGACTATGGCGATTTGGATTACAGACAGAACCCAAGACGATGTTGACCGCCTAAAGTTCATTTATGGTAAAGCCGTGAACGGGACCTGGACGGATGAGGAAAAAGCGGAGTGGCTTTCCGGTATGAAAGGGGCTCTTGACTACAGAGATTTTTCGAGAATAGAAACCGGCATATCCGAGCTTGCTTCACTTCTCGGTGCGGACGTAGATGTCAAGACGGACTGGGACATAAACGGGTATCTTACCACGTCAGATGCCACTAGGTGGCTGTCGAATATCGAATCTATTCGTTCTAAAAACTCAGGAGACGCCAAAACTGCGCCGACGCCTACGTCTATGGATAGGCTCGGATTCGAGACAATGAACCAACTTGAAAGCATTTTGTCAGACATAGAATCAATCGCCAAAACTTACGTTACTTTTTCTGGCGAATACATGGCTGGGGAGGACCAATATGGTTTTTGAAGACCGCATATCAAAATATCCTGGCAGGTGGACGTTAGTCCGTGAGGATGGGTTGTCTGAAATTGTAACGCTCGTCCGAAACGACGAACCCATAAAGGACGGCACACCAATCAACGCATCCACTTTAAATGAGCTGAGTACAGTTGCAGGTGCCATCAACGCAAAAGAGGAAGCCGTTTCGGCGGCAAATTCCGCTGCGGAAGAACGTGCAAAAGCAGAACAGGCTGCAAAAAATGCCGCAAAAGACGTTTCTGCAATTGTAAAAGCAGACTCCGAAAATGCAGCTTTGTCTGCTGCTGCTGCCAAGACAAGCGAAACCAATTCAAAGCGTTCGGAATCTCAGTCTGCTACTTATTTGCAGGGCACAAAAGAATACTTTGAACAGGTCCGCACCATCACCATCGGAGCACAGGGATGGTATGCCACACCAGAGGCGTTAAAGGCTGCGGTCCCGGTAGGCGAAAACGGCTGGTGGGCTGTCGTTGGCACTACAGACACCATCTGGACGTGGGACAACGATACAAAATCGTGGAAAGACAGCATTCAAAAAGCCGATCTTTCCGACTACTATACCAAAGCCCAGGCCGACGCCAAGTTCGGCACGCCGTACACCTTGCCGCCCGCTACGGCAGACCAGCTGGGCGGCGTCAAGGTGGGCGACTATCTGGACATTGCCCCGGACGGCACCCTGAGCGGCAAGACGCTGTATGACACCATCGCGGCCAGTGTGGCGGTCAAGTCGGAGCCCCGGCTGGTGTGGAACCACCACGTGGAAACCGGAAAAAGGTGGCATTCCTACGACATCAAAATGCCAGACGGCCTTGACTATGTGCACGTTAAGTCGAGGTACAACGACAGTGGCAAAACATACGGTGAAGAAGTAGATATCGCAAAAGGCGGCACGGTCAACCACAACTTCGGCAAGGGCGATGGAATCTTTGCATCCAACACGACTTTCCGACCGGACGGGACCCTGCACTTTGAATTGGCAGGGTCGGACATAAATACCGGCGGTTACACCGTAGACATCTGGCTCTCCGGCTACCACTACCCCACCTTGGCAGAGCTGCTGACCGAGACGCAGGCCGCCCAGGCGGACACGGACGCCCTGGCGGTAGATCATGAATACCGCGTCGCCATGCTGGAACTTGGGATGACCGACGACACCACCACATAAGGAGGTAAACCTATGTTGTATCGTATCTGTAAACGCCTGATCGAGCGCGGCCAGACCACTGGCCTTGCGGACAAGCTGGATGTGTTCTACGCTATTGGACGCATCACCGAGGCCGAGTATAAGGAGCTGACCCAGCTGCTGGCCCAGCAGGAGGCCGCCCATGGCACTTAATGCCTACTCTTTGACATTGGGGGTGATCGCAATAAACAACACATTTTTGACCGCACTTTTCAATTTTTTGAGCCGGTTCTTTGCCGCTTTGGCGGAAGAACAGGTAGAACAGGAGGACACAATGGCATCTGTGACTGAGGTGACCGAGTGGACGGGAGCACCGCCCTACCGCTACATCGACGTAAGCCGGTATCAGGGCAACATTACACTGGAGGGCTGGAAGAAGGTCAAGGCCGCTGGCTATCAGGGCGTCATGCTCAAGACCGTCAGCACAAACCGCAGGCTCTCCAAGCGAGCAGACGGCCTGTACATCGACCCGACCTTTGAAGCAAACTACCGCAACGCAAAGGCGGCAGGTCTGGCGGTGGGCGTGTATTACTACACCTACGCCACCAGCAAGGCAATGGCCGATGCAGAGCTTTCCCTGCTGGCTGACGCCCTGCGTGGCAAGACGCTGGAAATGCCTGTGGCAGTGGACGTGGAGGACAACAAATTCAGGGTTCTTGGCAAGCAGGCGCTGACCGACCTGACAGCCTACGCCCTGAAAAAGGTGGAAGACATGGGCTTTTATGCCCAGCTCTATACCTACACCAGCTTTGCTAAGACGCGCCTGTATATGGGCGGTGCTGCCCTCAGCCCCTACGACGTGTGGCTGGCCGACTACACGGGAAAGACACCTGCCGTGACCTTTGCCTACAACACTCACCAGCACACCAGTAAGGGCAGCGTACCTGGCATTTCCGGTCACGTTGACCTCAATGTGACCACACGCAACTACCCGAAGATCATTTGCAAGAAGGGCCTGACCCGTCTCCGGGAGGGCAAATGACCGAAAAAGAAGCTCTACTGTGGGTGCTGGGCATCCTGGGCAGCCTGTGCGCTGCGGTCATCACCATCGACAAGGTGCTGGACATCATCCACAAGTACGTCAAAAATGCACAGGCCCCCGACGATGCGCAGAACAAGCGCATTGACACCATTGAAAAGCGACTGGCTGCGGTAGAAACTGTTTCCACGCAGCACGCCGCGGCCCTTAGACGCGATTTGACGCGCTTTGACGGCATCGATGAAGAAATGCGTCTTGTCCTTGTTGGCGTGCAGAATCTTCTGGATGCGCAACTATCCGGCAATAACCGCGAAGGTATGCAAAAAAGCAAATCCGATATCAACAACTACCTACTGAAAGGAGTAACAAATCATGGAAGCAATGCTTAACTTTATCCCCACCCCCGTCGCAATCGCTCTCATCATCGTCGGCTTTGTGGCTCTGGCTGTCGGCGCTATCCGCATGGGCTATAAGCAGCTGGTCAAAGATCTGGCCTATGACCTCGTGTGCAAGGCCGAGGACAGCATCATGGGCAGCGGCCAGGGCGCAAAGAAAAAGAAGCAGGTCTTTGACGCGCTGCGTGCGGCCTGCCCTGCATGGCTGAAGCCTATCATCACGGATGAAGTGCTTGACGCGGTGATTGAAAAGGCCGTAAGCCTGATGAAGAAGGCACTGGCAGAAAAGAAGCCTACCATCAACAAGGAGTAAAGCATGATCGAGCAAAGCGTATCTCTCGCATCCAATGGCGTCGTCAAAGTGCCGGGCTATGAGCAGCTGGTGCGCTTTGGCTACACCAAAAACCGGGGTGTGTACCGACTTGCTGTCACCGCATCCGGCGAGTGGCAGGACCTGACCATCCGGGCCTTTTGGCACGTCCCGGGCGGCAAAGACCCGGCATCCTCGCTGGTGGTGGACGGCTCTGTGGATGTGCCCGCCAGCGTTACCGCACAGCCCGGCAACGGCTGCATTACCTTTGAGGGCAGCGACGGCACAAAGACCGTGACCAGCGCCGACCTGCGATATCGCGTCAGCGCCAACAGCGGCACAGAGGACGGCACTATGCCGGAACCGGACTCGCCCGCGTGGCAGCAGCTGGTGGATGCCGTGCACAAAGATGCCACCGCCGCAGAGCAGGCCAAGACCGACGCGCAGACTGCAGCGCAGCAGGCAGGAGCAGCCGCACAAAAGGCCGCTGCCAGCGAGAAAGCTGCCGGTGACGCACAGAAAAAGGCCGCTGACAGCTTACAGGAACTGAAAGACGGCATTGCCGCTGGTAACTTCAAAGGCGAGAAAGGCGACAAGGGCGACACTGGCCCCATCGGCCCGCAGGGTGAGCAAGGCCCTCAAGGCCCCACTGGTGCTACCGGGGCCATCGGTCCGCAGGGTAAAACTGGTCCTCGTGGTGAGCAGGGGCCGCAAGGCATTCAGGGTGAGCGTGGCCCGCAGGGCGAACAGGGCCAGAAAGGAGACACCGGCGACACTGGACCACAGGGGCCTAAAGGAGACCCCGGCCCGGCAGGCAAAGATGGTACACAAATCGACGATACCACTGTGGGACCCGACGCATGGAGCAGCAAGCACATCGTGGATATGCTCTGCCCGCCCATCTCTGAGACCGGGAACCCGGTGCAGCTCTACCCGGTGGCAAATTATCCGCTGGGCGTGACTGCCAGCTGGGAGCCGACGCAGGGGGGTAGCGGAACACCAAGCCCCGAAAACATTCGTCCCATCAATGGGCGTGACAGCGTGACTGTCACGCGGTGCGGGGAAAATCTCCTGAATCCAAAAGAGAACGCATATAATATATATACTCCGTATGGCCTAACGATAGCTTATATTGGAGATAACAAGGTGCATTTAAGTGGGACTTACAAAGAAGACGGCGGCAGCTTTGTCATCCTTGACACTCAGCAAAAACTTCTTGCAGGAAAGGGACTGAAAATTACCGGATTTACGGTAGAGGGGACGAAGCAGAAGTATTCACTTTACGGGCTACGAACGAAAGACGAAACTGTGATTGCAATGATGGCAGAGTTTGCTAAGAATGATGCTATCGACATGACCGTTGCCGTGGTCGTATCTGGCTCCGCCCCGCCCACCGAATACACCCCCTACCGCGGCGATACGCTGGCTCTGACCCTGCCCCGCACCATCTACGGTGGCACGGTGGATGCAGTGACGGGTGAGGGACAGGAGACGTGGGAGATGATTAACAGCTATGCCGGGGAATTCTTGCCTGGCAAGTGGATAAGTGACCGGGATGTATATTCCACTGGCACAACTCCGACAACAGGCGCACAAGTGGCCTATACATTGACCGAACCCATCTCTTTTATCGCAACCGGCGCACAGCCCATCCCCGCTCTGAGCGGCGTGAACACCCTGATGACCGACGCGGACAGCGTGACGGTGACCGGCAGAGAAGACCCGATTAAGCGGATCACCGATCTGGAAGATGCAGTGGCATCCATGACAACGACCTAAAGGAGGTACATATGGCAATTAAAAGTAAAGCACGGCACGACCTGACCCTGCGCTCCATCAAGCGGGAAATCGCCGCAGGGCGTGACGTGGCATACTGGCTGGATAAGGCGTACACCCATCTGGACAGCGGATTGTTGTACGCCGACGACATCGCAGAGGTGGAAACTCTGGCAAGGGCGTACTATGACGCTCTGGACGCAGAGGACAGTGCGATTGATGCACCGGACGATGTGACGCAGGAGGAATGACCATGAGCAGCACTACATACCATTTTCGGCACAGCCCGAAATTGTACGCCATCAGCAACCATTTTGTTGATGTCAACAAAATGGTGAACCGTCTCGGTGTCGTCACCGCTATGGTGCGCAACGCCGGACAGCTGCCGCAGCCCTTCTGGCTCGGTGCTGCCTGTGGCGGCGGCTCGTGTAGTGCTGCCAGCTGCGCTGCAAGGGCTTGACCGACAGCAGATGACCGCCGCCATTAAAAGCGCACCGCTTGGGAGGGTAGACCGTAAGATAGCCTTACTGCGGTACGTTGAGCGGCTCCCACTGCCGGACATTGCGGCACAGACGCATTACAGCCGGACGGCAATAGGCTACCGGTTGAAAGGCATTGAAAAAATGCTGAATGTGTGATATACTGTTTATACCGTCCGAAGTAGAGTACACACACTTCGGAGAAATGTGTACAGAGAGCCAGCGGAAGAACGTTTACCCGATGGCTTTTCTTTTTGCACGATTTGTGGTATAATATACCCAATAGAACCCGCCGAGCCTCTTAACAATGCGTATCATGGCGGGTCATTCAAGAGCCAACTCCGTGCTCAACGGAGAATTAAAAAAGCAGTCGCCAGATTCGGCGCTGAACAGTCTCCCACCCGCCTACTTACAGTGCGTACCATGTGGGAGACGATTTTACATAGGAGGCGTTTGGATGGGTGTTTATAATGTGAGTATCAAGGTTGGAAATTCTTACTGCGTGGTTCAAATCCCCGATGCGGAATCTCAGAAGAAGATGTACGAAAACGTTAATCCTTCCTCCGGAGAAAGCGTTTTTACAATCCAAGCAAATTTCCCGGAAATCGGTTCAGCTTTTGATGTGCGCTTTAAAAAGAATCTATAAATAGCAAAATCCCCCGGTGTTCCGTTTGGAGCATCGGGGGATTTTTTACTTTTTCTTCAATTCCTCAAGCCTGCTGGAAAGTTCTTCTTCCCAGCCTTCGTGCTCTTTGAGGTACGGGGCGTAAATTATGCTCTCGGCTTCTTTTCGGGCCGCAACGGCTTCCTCGACCGTATCATAGCTGCCGAGATGATATTGCTTGCGTTGGAAATTGATATATGCACGCCATCGACCGTGGCAGTCTTTACACACACCATTTGCGCCAGAAGTGGAATTTTTATTGATATGGCCTCCGACCCTTGTACGAATCGACATAAGGGAAGAGCCACCCGCGTAAGCTGTGCTGTGAATTGCCCCGGTTTTCTCTCCAATGTCCCTGTTGCAATCTGCGCAATGCTGGATCAGAGAAAGCCTTGTAAGCTTTACGGTGGTTTTCCTCCCACATTTCGGGCAAATAGCGCGGCACAGAAAATGACCTGACCTCTTTTCGGGCAAAACCTCTAACACCTGCCATCCGTTGATGACGTGTCCCTCTTTTTCCTTTGCCTTTTTCAGTCTTGCGGTTGTCAGGCCTGGCTTTTGCCCTCGATTCGCGCAAGACAGACAGCTGCGGCTTTTTCCAAGACGGAGGGAGCTGTCATACACGTCTTTTACCACTCCGCACTCACACTGGCATGTGTAGTAGTGCGGCTTTTCAGACGGAGCAAGTACCGTCCACTTTCCAAAATGCTTTCCAGTCAAATCTTCTGCCATAACATTTTCCTCAGATCAGGCCGTAGTGCTCGGCCAGAAGGAATCGTACATACACCGGGCACTCCCTCTCGCCCAGGCACCAGCCCTGCACAGTGCGCGGCGGAATGCAGGCATTCCTTGCAAATGCCAGCTGGCTCAGGTTGCAGGCGGTCACAAGTTCCCGCATGCTCATGCGGGAGACGTCCCAAAGATGGGACAGGCGGGCGGTCTCGGCGTCCAGATCGGCGCAGCCATCGGAATCGTCCGGGATGCTGAAGGTGACGTTACCGAGAAAAACTTCTTTCGGCTGCTTGGCAGCCATGCCAAAACGTTCTGCTTTGCTATACATGGTTGACTTCCTTTCTTTCGCATGATAATATGTTCGTGTACCTCCATGGTACGTCTTTCACAAAATCCCCTGTCAGATGTTGCGAGCATCCGGCAGGGGATTTTTTATTTACAGGTCAATCCACTCTTCGTTCTCTTTGAGCGTCTCGACGTACTGGGGGTAGATGTCGCTGATGATGACGTCCTTCTCCATGTCGTCCAGTTCGCCGCTCATGAGCGCTTCGGACTGCTCATTGGTCAAGTGCATGTCCGCTGTAAACGTATCCGTTGCGTGATCACGGCAGTGCAAAACCTCACCATCGCAACCGATGTGGGCGTAAATCGTCCATACGGTTTCGTCTGGCTCCCACTGCTGCCAGTCCATGGTCTTGTATTCGTCAGGCTCCACCTCGGTGCCGTTCTCCATGACCTTTGCGGCGAACTCTTCAGCGTTAATGATCTTCATATTTTTTACCTCCAGGTTGTTGTGTGTTGGTGTCTTTCACTGTCTTTATTATGCGCTCATTGAGCGCAAAAGTCAATCCTATTTGTAAAATTTTGTGCTCAATGAGCACTTTTTTTCTTTTGGCAAATAGAGCATTTTTGTCCTTTGTTGTACCTTCGTTGTCTCTCGTTTTCTTCCGGTACGGTACACTGGGTGCAATAGGAGGGATGAACCATGAGCTATTATCCGACACCCGGAGCACCCTATGTTCCACAGCAGCCTATCAATCCTTATGGCGGTATGGGCACGGTAGGGCTTGCCGCTCCCCTGCCAAACACGCAAGTACAGCAGATGCAGCAGCAGCGTCCGCAGCCGATGAATGGGCAACAGCCTGTTCAGCAGTCGGCGCAGGACGGCGGTTGGCTTCTGGGCAGACCAGTTTCCAGCAGGGAAGAGTTTTTGGCGATACCGTCTGACCTGTATGGCAGACCGACCTACTGCCCCGACCTGCGGAGTGGCGTGATCTACTGCAAGCGGCTGAATCCTGACACCTGTGAATCCTATGTACAGGAGTTTTACAGCCCGGAAGCGTGGCGGCAGATACAGGCACAGCAGGCACAGCAGACCGCTGCACCGACACAGCAGTATGTGCCTATTGAACAGTACAACGCCCTCGTGCACCGGCTGGATGAACTGGAAAAGTGGCAGAAGAGCTTTTCGAAGCCCGCTGCCACCGCAAAGAAAGGAGAATAAATAATGTCCTCTCCGTTTGATCTGATTACTCACAGCCCTATCATGCAGCTTGCAAATTTGGCTCGTGCCGGGCAAAACCCGATGGGGCTTATCCAGCAGTTGAGCGGGCAGAATGCCCCCATCATGCAGGGCTTGAACCTGATTCAGGGCAAGAACGAAACGCAGCTCAAAACGATGGCACAGAACCTCGCCAAAGAGCGTGGCATCGACCTGAATCAACTGGCAAGTTTCCTAAATTTGACGTTGCCGAAGTGAGGGGGCTTTGTAATGGACGATTTTGATAACAGCCATCCAGAAAAAGATTTTGATACCAACGACCTGTATAAGAACGACAAAATATGGGTTCCTTTAATGCTCGGATTAATTTTCGGTGCTGTCAGCAAAACGTGGGACGAACCGAAAGATAAAAAAGACAATCCTCCAAGCTAACTTAATAATTCCCAAGTAGACATCCCTCTAAGCAAACGCTTCTCAGTTTTGCGGACTTGATAAAAACCGCTTTTATCTGGCTTCGCCCATCGCACACGGCGGTGGGATAGCATAACGCAAAACTGAAAGGAGTTTTGTTATGGACGACTTTGCAACTGGCTATCTGGCTGGGCAGGACGGCGGTAATAACAACGGCGGATTCTTCGGCAACGAGGGTCTGTGGGCGGTTATCATCCTCGCTATCATCTTCGGCTGGGGCACAAACGGCTACGGTCGGAACGGTGGTGACAACGGCATGAACAGCTACATCCCCTATCTGGTGGGCACCGGTGCAACCGGTCAGGGCGGCGCAGATACTCGTGCGGCTTTGTCGGAGGGCTTCTACCAGCAGGACACTTCCCGTTCTCTGGCTGGCATCCAGAGCGGTATCTGCTCTCTGGGCTATGACCAGCTCGCACAAATGAACACCCTCAACGCTGCCATTGCGGGCGGCTTTGCTGGTACTAATCAGGCGATTTGTCAGCTCGGCTACCAGAACGCACAGCTCGTGAACGGTCTGGAACGCAGCGTTTCCAACGGCGACAACGCCATCAGCCTTGCCATCATGCAGGAGGGCAACGCACGTCAGGCGGGTCAGACCGCTATCCAGACGCAGCTTGCATCTTGCTGCTGCGAGAACAAGCAGCTGATCGGCGACCTGAAGTACACCATTGCACAGCAGGACTGCGCTACCCGTCAGGCTATCGCAGACAACGCTCGTGCCATCGTGGACAACTGCAACGCCAACTTCCGCAGCATGATGGACTACTTCACGCAGGATAAGATTGCCACTCTGACCGCTGAGAACCAGAGCCTGAAGTTCGCCGCTTCTCAGGATCGTCAGAATGCGCTTCTGACCACCGTGATGTCCCAGCAGACCGATACGATCCTGAACCGGGTCAATCCTCGTCCGATTCCCGCTTATCAGGTGGCAAACCCTAACGTTGGCGTGAACTGCTGCGGCTGCTGCTAACCTACACACTCCCCGATAACACCGGGTGAACCATCGGGGCAGGGGTAAGACACCTCTGCCCCTGATTTTATAGGAGGAAAACACTATGGCTTGCAAAACAAGCTGCAAACTTTGCCCGCACTTGGTCATCAGTCAGGCAGTCACGTTTGCCGACGATACTCTGACCATCAACATCCCTGCTGGCGCATACCAGAACGGCGAAAAGTATTGTATCGTTGTCGCTCAGAGCTTGCCGGACACGACTACCATCAACGCACCTGTGGTCATTACCATAGGTGCAGGCACGACCGCATACCCTCTGACCGACTGCAACTGCGCTCAGGCAACTGCTGAGAGCATCCACACCCGCACCCGCTACGCTACCCGTGTGGCAACGTCTGCAACCGGCACCGGCACGTTTAAGTATCTTGGCTGCTTCTGCCGTTCCCACGCCGGTGCGCCCGCGTCCATTTCTTGAGGAGGTATAGATTATGGGCAAGACTAATTTTCGCCGCATGATGATGCTCCGCGACCACGACAAAGACCGTGAGCCGGAACGTGACCGCCTTGAGGAAGAGCGCGATCGCAGGGAGCGTGAGATGGAACGCCGTCTGCGCAAGCTGGAAGATGGCAGCGACCGCTATCCCTATTATCCGCAGGAGGAGAACCGCTACATCGACCCCTACCCTATCCCCCGCTACCCTGACGTAGAGTATGGGCGCAAGATGCCGCAGATTGGCTTCTCGCAGAACGGAGACTGGGACAAACGGTCTGGACAGTATGAGCATGGCGGTGCTGACAGCCGTTCCATCAAGATGCCACGCAAGCACCTCACCCACGATGAAGCGGAGGAATGGTGCGACAGCATGGTGAACGCTGACGGCACGAAGGGCTGTCACTGGACGCTGGAACAGACGCAGGACGTTGCCAAACAGCGCAATATCACCTGTGACCCAAACGATTTCTGGGCTGTCATGAACATGATGTACTCGGATTATTGTCAGGTCGCAAAGCGTCAGTCCGTTGACACTCCGGGCTTCTATGCTGACATGGCAAAGGCGTTCCTTGAGGACGCAGATGCTGTGGATGGCAAGGCATATCTCTACTGGGATTGCATTGCTGATAAGTAAAGAAGAACCCCTGTGTAGTCGTTAAAAACTACACAGGGGTTTACTATTGAAAAAGCTAGGTGGGGTGACGATTCCCACATCTCCTAACGATGAGCGATAGCTGCCTGTTCTATCCTCTAGCGTTTTCCTTATTCCCAAAGTACGGATTCGGCTTTTATGTCAAATAGATCTTGCGGATGGAATACAAGGCTCTTGTCAAGTTCCACCACTCCGACAATGGAAAACTTGCCGGGAACTTCTCGCTCGATTTTCTTCTTTGCTTCTTCCTTGCTGTTTGCAAACAAGACGAACGGGGCTTGAAAGTGTCTGCATTTTTCGTCATCATCGTACTGGATTTTGACCCAATAAAAGTTTTCGCCCCCTACTTCTTTTGGTGTTAAGTATTTTTTGACACTTGAGACATCGTAAGTGCAATACCCGATACACTGCGAGTTTCCGTATTTTTCCATAAAATTGTCATTCCCAATACGAGTTGCCAAAACCATGTGAACGTCTTTCCAACCAACACGGTCATCATTGACCGGTTTATCGTCCATAACAATATCGTCAGGGTCTATCACTTTCTTGCCAACCGCCAAATTCCAATTATTTGCAATATAATGTGTCATCTGATACCAGTTGTCAAATGTTTTTACTTCTTTCATGGCATCTTCCAAAGAACCACGATGAGGTCTATAAACAATCATACGTCAATCCTCCAAGAAATCCTCTTGATTCAGAACTTGATTTACAATTCGTTCTGTACATTCTTTGATAACAGTAGATGCGGGGACGTGATCTTCATAAGCTATGTTTTCATATTGTGCTCCTGCATATTCAAAGAACCTTTTGGAAAGTATTTCTGCATCCGCACGGCACAACGGCTTTAATTCGTATTGCAACGGAAATCTTCTTGTAAGCGCAGGGTCAATCCTATCAAATCGGTTTGTCGTTCCGATAATGATAACATTGTTCGGCAATCTATCCATTTCTTGCATAATCGCAATAACCACACGGTTCATTTCCCCAACGTCATCTTTTTGCCCACGAGCCATTCCGACCGCATCTATTTCATCAAAACAAAGAACGCAAGGAGCAGTTCTCACATAATCAAAAATTCTTGCAAGGTTAGATTGTGTTTGCCCTAAGTGCGAATCAACTAGACTTGAAAATTGAATCCTCAAAAACGGAAGTTTTGCTTTATGCGCGATATACCTAGCCAGCATGGTTTTTCCGCATCCGCTTTGCCCATAAAGCATCAATGCTGGCAAATAAGGAATGCCCATTTCGTTCAATTTTTCAGATGCTCGATAAATGGCAACAGTTTTCTGCGTTATACTTTTTTCTTCGTTCCTAAGAAGGAATCTTGCTTCCGGAAATTCTTCTGTATCCTCTGCGATTAAAAGATGCTGTAAGTTATATGGCAATTCAATAAATTCTCTTTTGCTTTCCAACTTGCGAAACATATTTTCTTTGAACTGCTCATCTTTTTTGGATGATATGGAATTCAAAATGATTTTAACAGCTTTTTGCGCGTTTCGCATATCACCATCGCAAACAAATCGAATAAGGCGTCGCTCACTATCATTCATCTAAGAAATCCTCCAACTCAATCTTTCCATCTGCCGCCGCAGCAGCCAGAGCGTACACGAACTGTCCAATCGTCATTCCGTGCCGTCTGGCTTCACGGTTGATGTACTTTCGTTCTTCCTCGCTCATAAGGATGGTAATGCGCTTGGAACGCTTGCCGTCACCGCTTGCAACACCCTGATGCGATTCTGGCATCGGAATTTTTTTCTTTGTCAAGCCAGCTTCAGCCAGTGCTCCGGGAACATCACCTTGCTCGATAAGACGTTGAACTTCTTTCGCCTGTTTCAGCTTCTTCGGCTTACTTTCGTCTAACACAGCATCACTCGGCTGGCTTTCGCTGTCTTTGGCTTGCTTCGGCTTAATACTGCTTAATTCCACTTCACTCGGCTGTGCATGGCTGTCTCTGGCATCACTAGGCTTAATTAACTCTCGTTCGGCATTATTCGGCTTTGTTTGGCTTACTTCTTCTATCCTTGGCTCACTTCGGCTTAATGTCTGTTCCGAAAAAATAGGTTGGAAATCAAACCCGCCAAGCAAGCCAGAGGATTTTTTGCTGGTTGATTTCATTCTACATCAGCCTCCTCAAAATCCGAATCATCAAATGATGGAACTTCAGGCAACGGCATCCAATGCGTCGCTCCAAGATTATTACACCAATCTGTTTTCCAAATAGGTTTTCCGCCGTCTTCTGGATAGAAGTAACACTGTGCAATATCTGTTCCCGTCAACGGCGATGCAACGAGGACGGGGTTGCTTTCAAGTTCTCCATTTACATCCACCATTTCGGGGTAGTGGTCGCTCACTCTAATCCATTCCTTGCTCCATAACCATTTTTCCTTGAAATACTGTACATCTTTCTTATACTGCTCTTTATCAATGTCGCCACTTCTGTACCAATCACAGCTATGCAAAACACAGAGCAAATCGTACAGAAGCATACTCAAATCTTTGTCTCCAAGCGGATTTTCTTTTCGTGCAATAATCGAAAGCTCTTTTACCCGTTCATCTGCAAGGTCATAATCTGGATAGCAGTGCTGGTAAATAGCATTTGCAAGGCTGTCATTTTGATAATCCCAATGTCCACCGCTCATTTTTCTTTTCCTCCCACAATCATCTTCGCCAACGCCTTGAAATCCTCTGCGCTGGTACTCTTTGCCGTGTCACCGTTAAACAGGCTGTGCCGCTCTGCTTGTGCCTTACGAACGCCCATAGACGGTCTAATCTTCACGTCAAGCAGCTTTGTTCCCATGCTTTGTGCAATCACAGGAAGCTGCTCTACAACCTCTTTGGACAGGTTCTCACGGCTCTTGTACTGGTTCAGAAGCAGGCCTTCAATCTTCAAAGTCGGGTTGAAGTATTTGCGAACTTCACCAATGGTCTGCGAAAGCTGGCTTAATCCGGCAAGCGCATAGCGGTCTGCTGTAATGGGAACGATAATGCTGTTGGCGGCGATCAGAGCGTTTACAAGCGCAAGGCCGAGCTGCGGGGGCGTGTCCAGAACGATGTAATCGTACCGATCAGACACAGATTCCAGAGCTTCACGCAGCCGGAAGTTCTTGCCAATGTCCCGGACAAGCTGCTCGTCAATATCCTTCAATGCGTTGTCTGACGGAAGAATGTCACCAGCTTCACAGTGCTGGATTCCTTCTTCTACCGTTCCTTGCCGAGTCATCACATCGAATAGGGTGCATACGTCCTCCGTCTGTGCGCCGTAGGTGTCCGTTGCGTTGCACTGGGCATCGCAGTCCACCAGCAACACCTTCTTGCCAAGCAGCTGCAACGCACCAGCCAGACAGGTGCTTGTGGTGGTCTTTCCTGTGCCGCCCTTCTGGTTGGCGACAGCTATGATTTTTGCCATTTTATCACTCTTTCTTTATTCTTTCGGTGGTTCTGGTAAAGGCATCCAATGTGTCGCGTTGCAAGGAAGTTCGCTCCTCGTTTCCAACCAATACCCATCGGATGACATGAATCCAAACATCAAATCTGACGCATCGTCAAAAACAAGAACAGGCTCGCCAATAGATGGAAGCTCGTCTTTCACATTAATCCACGCCGGATATGTGTCAGGCACATCAAAGCTGTCTGCATCAATAGAATCAAGACAAGTCCCAATCCCACAAAGATACTCACTGTCATTCGGACGGTGAAGTGCTTCCACTTCGTTGTAATGGTTTTGCAGGTAATCTCTTAGCTTGTCTGCATAAATCAGTCTCACATTTTCTCCTTTCTGCTTAATGTGCTGCATCTGACTACTTCAAGAAGCTATCGTCAAACGTAGCATAATCGTCAAGATCTGCTTCTTTCAAAATTGAGTACATATAAGCGCCAGGGTCTTTTTCAATCCTATCAAGTCGCTCACTGACAAGAATCCTGTATGCATTCTCAATGATGTTCACAACAGCTTCTTTTTTCTTGTTAGGCTTGATGTTCGGATACTTCTCCGGCAATCTCTTTGCCACCAGCTTTGCGGTCAAGATACACTGGCTTTTAGACATCTCCGGCGCAATAGATGCCCAATCGACATTCTCGTATGCACCACTGCGGGGCTTTCTGGCAGGTCGTTGGCTCTTTGGAACATCTTTTAACTCTACGCTTTCAACCTCGTTAGCTTCCACGTCTATGACTGGCTCATTAGACTTGAAAGCTACATTGAACTTCACAGCAACCGCATTGCGACCTCTCATGACCTTGTCATATTCAACGCACAGGTCTGATACTTCGTTTATTTCAGCTACTGCAATATCAATGACACGCCGCCTAAGATGCTTGAACTCTTGATAGCTAGGTTCTCTTGCGCCAAGCTGTTCTCTTAATCTATCCAACGTAATTTCGGGCTGGCTCACGCCACGTCCGATGAACTCTCTGAGAATTGAATACAGCAAAATGCTATACTGAGATTTCATATTCGCTGTGTAGCGCAAGCGATACTTGACATATCCACGCTCTGCAATGTCGAAGAAAACAGGTTGTAGAAGTGGGTTACAGCACAACGACACAGTAATGTTCATCAAACTAGGTTCAAAATTTACAGTTGCTCTGCTGAACAAGGGATACAAGTCAAACGAGCCTGAACCGTCACCTCTAGGAACTTCAACGGAGTTGTCGATGAAATGCTTGACCTGTGCTTTCAAATTTCTAGAGTTGATTTTCAACCCCAAAAACTCGCAATATTCTTGTAACGTAAACTGAACCGTTGAAGTTTCGGGGTCTCTCGGATTGATACGGCTAAGATACACTTCAAGCAGCCGAAGCTCTCCTGCTGTATAGTCAGTGAATTTTGCCCAAACAAGCTGTCTGCTTTTTTCAACCAAGTTCCCGCCTTTAATATCAGACAATCTTATCACGCCTCCTCTCGTATAAGAGTATATCACAAACAGGTGTACAAATCAATAGCAAGTGTACACCTGTTTCCACTTCTTGTACACCTAACTGTCCACATTTCGTACACCTATATCCACAATCTGTACACCTATATCCATTTTTTGTACACCTCTTTACATTATATAAAACAAGACTATTAACAAGATTATAAAATAACTTCTACTAATAGCAGAAGAAGAAAATTTTCCACAAAATCTTTTCTTTCTCTATTAAAAAGTGGAAAACACAAAGCGAATATTGCTAAATAAACAGATGTTTAACATTCGAAAGGTTAAAACGCTTAACGGTTAGGTTTACCTAACGTGTACAAAAAGTGGATGAAAAAATTTTAAGTCAATGCTATGGGGGACGGATTGACAAGCCACTCAATCGCAAACAACAAATTAACGCTAATCCGTCATTTATTCCGTGCGAATGTTGTCGATTTACAATTTATGGGGGACAGATTGACAAGGCAAATTTGCCCGATAGGTGTACAAAAAGTGGATGAACGTGGACAAAATGTTCCTCAAAAACTGCGATAATTCGACAATCAACCGCTTATGTTATTGGGATTAACAGTATAGGAATCGTTGGACTTCATGGCTGCTTCTGTCCCGGCATCTTGCGCTTGATAAAGAATCTCCATCTTCGGGGCGGTTCCATTCGGGTCTGGGTCTGTCCCGGTAGCCTGCGCTATCTCATAGTTGCCCGATACCATCCGGCAAACAGAGACCCTGTCCTTCAATGGCGTATGGAGGTTTGCCAGAACCTCCGTCAGCACGCCCATGTGGTCTGAACCGTGATCTCCGTACCGGATGTACAACAAAGCATCTATCTCGTAGGAAGAACATTCAATCATGGCATCTATGAGAATCTGACGCTTTTCCATGTTGGGAAGGTCGTCTTCCAGATGCTCCAGCAGTCCAGGATAAATGCAAGCGTCCATGTATCGAGCCGCCGATACGCCGCAACAGGTGAACCAGCGCATAGCCATTGGTAGGGAAATAGCCGCCAGACCTTGCTCCCAGTTGGCAATCGTGCCACGATTCACGCCCATTCGTGCTGCTAATTTCTGCTGGCTCAGACCGGAACGCATCCGTGCCATCTCTAATGCTTTGGCCGTTCTTACCAAATATTCATCCATAAATTCACGACCTTTCAACAAAATTCTGCAAAACTGCCGGATTCGACAAGCCAAAAAATGGAAAAAGCTGCTATGGAGAACCAACAGCAGCCTATGTTATAACTGTAACATCGAAAAAATAATCAAACAGGAGGTAACAACATGATTATCATTGACGGGATGCCCGCATCTGAACCGACCGAAAGCAGAACGCCAAAACCGTGGGAGGGCTAGTATATGAACCAAATCGACACCATGCTTATACCCTATGCCCGCCAGACCGCCTTAAAGCTGGTCTACAACCTTGCAAACAACGATGCTGATAAGTTTGCTTACGAAGAAGCAAAAGCCGTCCTAGATCGTGCCGTAGCCGCCTTAGACGATGGGCGCGACCCGGCAGATAGCATCGAACGCATTAACGGACAGCTCGTAGAGCTGTGATTGGAGGAAAGATGGATAGGCGTTGTCCCTTTTGACTTGAACGCTCGTGGCTTCCCCGATAAAAAGTAACGGATGTGAAGAAAACATTCGATTTTTGCGAAGTTGTTCAAATTGTATTGACTATACAACTGAAAGATGTATAATCGTATCAAATGACATTCGTATTTACTGATCGGGAGGATATGCCACAATGAGCGAACAAGAAAGAGCTAAGATTGACAGGTTTATCGCATGGCTGTTGGAACACCCTGATAAGATTCCGGCAGCGGAGCAAGCCTTAGGCCTAGAATAAGAGAAAACCCCTTGCACAGAGCTATACCAGCCCGGCACAAGGGGTTTTTATTTTACCGGGTCAGAACCAGTCCCTCACATCTTCTCGATCAGGTTCATCAGCGCTTCCCGTTGCGCTGTCGGCATAGACTCAAGTTTTTTTCTAATCCGCTCCACTGCTGCATCGACTTCACTTTGCGGCTGCTGGGGCGGGTTTTCTTTTTGTTCGCCATTGAGAAGGTAGTCTACCGATACGTTGAAGTAGGATGCAATTTTAGAAAGAACCTCTGCGGACAGGCTCTTGGTTCTCCCGGCTTTCAGCTCGGAAAGAAAACTACGGCGAATCCCGATGCTGGCACAAAGGGTTCCGTCTTTGATGCCCTCTTTTTCGCAGAGTGCATGGATGTTGCTGTACAAGTCCGACATAAGAACACTCCCATATTTGTGCAAGTATACAAATGCACAGAATTTTGTACAAAAGAGTTGACTTGTACAGATGTCTGTACTATAATACAGACATGGGCAGTACAGAACACTGTACAATATAAACTCTCTACGCCATTATATTAGTACAGTTTTCCGTACATGTCAATAGATTTTAGCAAATGGAGGTGGAATTTTGAAAGAAAACTTCCGTTCTGGCTTTGAGCTGGAAGTGAAGATGAAGCTGTTACAGCGAGGTATGAAGCAAACGGAGCTGATTCAGGCGGTTCAAAGCGATACTGGATTGTTCCTTGATGATTCGTACCTCTACAAGATTCTTCGTGGTGAGCGAAAGCCGGAGAAGATTATCCAGAGCATCTGCAAGATTCTGGAGATTGAGCAGAAGGAGGGCTGGTGAGTGCTGGTGACGAATTTTCGCAGGGCGCAAAGCCGCAAGCGTAGACTGAAGCTGTCAATGGCTGCTGGCGTGTCCCGAAACGATGCCAACAAGGTACTTTGGATGGAGAAGTCCATCAACCAATGCTTTGAGCGCCACAATCGGGAAGCCAGAATGAAAGAGGAGATGCAGCGTGAAGATTAAATATTGCGAGCGTTGTGGTCTATTTCTTGGCTTAGTAAACCCTACAAAGAGATATTGCTCGGAGTGCAAGCACAAAATGGACAAGGAACGTGACAAAAAGCGTAAAAAACGCCTACAGAACGAAAACGCAAGAGCTAGAGAAACAAAAGCGTTTCCGTCTATCGGAGAAGTTCAAGTGCTTGCTGATAAGCTCGGCAAACACTACGGCGACGTATCACGGATGCTTGCGTCAGGAGAGCTGACCTATGAACGGTAAGTACTACGGAAAACGAGAAATCCGCTGGCACAGCCGGGAGAAAGAGCGGCTGGAACACATCAACAAGCGAAAGGAGAAAAATGAAAGCACTTGTGGAAATCGCCCTAATCTGGGGCATCATTCTGGCGTTGATTCTTGCAGCGTTCCTTTTGAACCTGTGGCTGGTACATCTCATTGAACTACTGGTAGGCGCAAAAGGCACATGGGGGATCATCGTGGCAGCCGCTGTAATGGCAACCGGATGGATTTTTAATTTTGGCAGCAAAAAGGAGAACCAATGAAAACTTTGAAAAGAACAGCATTGTCCATGATCGGTCTGGTCGTGGCAATTGCAGCAGTCGGGTGCGGGGACACGATTCAGGGCTGTCAGACCACAGCGCAGATGTTTGGCTGGGTAATGGTATCATGCGGGCTTCTTGCAACGGCTATCGTCTTGTGTGCGCTAGCTGTTAGCGCCGAAGAGGAAGAACGCAGTGAACGCGAGCGCAGGAAAATCAAGCGCATTGCTCACCACACCAACGAGTGGAGGGATGCTTGATGAAGTGCCCGATGTGCGGTAGTGACAACATTACAACGGTTAATAGCCGGTCTGACCACGACAGCATCGTTCGCAGGAAAAAGTGCCTTGTCTGTAACCACCGGTGGTCTACCATCGAAATTGACAAAGACCAGTGGTACAGCGCGTTGCAAATCAAAGAGGAGCGCAAGAGAGGAAGACCCAAAGATGATTAACCTTGACAGATTCGGTGGCGCGACCGAGCCGGAGGACGGCGTGTACTTTATGACCAACGAGCAGGTGGCGGAAGCGAAAGAAGCCGACCGGCTGGCAGCGATTAAGGACTTGCAGTCCGAGATTGATGACAGGGAATCAGAGCTGAAAGACCTCCGCGCACAGTTGGCAGACCTGATGGCTGGTTGATTTTGTACAGCCAAGTTAAGCCGAAGTATGAATAATGAAGCCTAATGAAGCCGAAGAAAGGAAACGTATGGACAACAGCAAAATTCATGAAGCCTTGATGGCTGTTCAATCAGAGTTGAAAGCCCCGAAGGGGCAGATGAACACATTTGGCGGTTACAAGTATCGCTCTTGTGAGGACATTTTGGAAGCAGTCAAACCAATTTTGAAAGAACACGGTTTGCTTCTTACCCTTTCTGATGAACCTAAAGTGTTAGAGGGATGGCATTACATCGAAGCGACCGCAAAAGTGGAAACTCTGGATGGTGGATGCGTAACGGTTACTGCTTACGCAAGAGAACCGGAGCAAAAAACCAAGATGGATGCAGCGCAGGTGACTGGAACGTCTAGTAGCTACGCCAGAAAGTACGCCTTGAACGGTTTGTTCTGCATTGACGATACGAAGGACGCTGACACGGACGAGTACCAGAAGCAGACCGCAAGCAGGGTAAACAAGCCTGCACAGAAGCAAACGGAAGCGGAAACCATCCCCCCATGCGCTTGCTGCGGAAAGCAGTTGCAGCCTATTCAGTACAACAACCGCACAGTCACTCCGCTGGAAACTGCAAGAAGCACGAAGAAACGCTTTGGGCGCGTCCTGTGCTGGGACTGTGCCCAGAAACAGCCGAAGGAGGGCTAAACAATGCTTAACTCTATTGCAATTCAGGGTCGTCTGGTTCACACGCCTGAAGCTAAAGTCACGAAGTCTGGCAAGGATGTTTGCACGTTCAGCATTGCTTGCGACCGTCAGAGTGGTGGTCAGAAGGAAACCGACTTCTTCAACTGCACCGCATTTGGTAATACGGCACTGTTCGTTTCCAAGTGGTTCCAGAAGGGTAGCCTAATTCTGGTGACTGGCAGCATCCAGACCCGGAAGTATACCGACAAGCAGGGAAACAACCGCACCGCAACGGAAATCATGGCGAACAAGGTTGACTTCTGCGGTGGCAAGTCTGACAGCAAGCCTTCTGATCGGGCGCAGGATGCACCGCAAAACTACTCGCAGGGCAACGCAGATGACTTCTCTGTGATTGACGATTCATCGGATTTGCCCTTTTAGGACATAAACCCTGACCGCCTACCTTATATAAGAGCTGCGCTATCTGGCTGGACGGGCGTTTGGAAAGATGAAAGTTTTAGTTGCCTGTGAGGAATCGCAAGAAGTTTGCAAAGCATTTCGGGCAAAAGGACACGAAGCCTATTCCTGCGACCTGATTGATCCGTCCGGCGGGCATCCAGAATGGCATATTCTCGGTGACTGCCTAAAGGCTATTGAGGGTGGGCAGGTCGTGACCATGGACGGAATCGCACATGATGTGCCACACTGGGATATGATTATCGCATTTGTTCCCTGCACAAAGACGAGCAACGCGGGAGCAAGACACCTATACAAGGGATGAAATCTCAATCTTTCCCGGTATTATGAGGGATTGTGCGGCAAGGCGCTTTTTCTTGCCGTGTGGGCGGCAGATTGCGAAAAAGTGGTGATTGAGAATCCTACCCCCAGCAAGATTTTTGATTACCCAAAGCCTACGCAGGCAATCCAGCCCTACGAGTACGGACATCCGTACAGCAAGAAAACGTTACTGTGGGAGCGCGGTGTACCGCCGCTGCACCCGACAAACATCGTAGAACCTACCGCGACATGGTGCCCGTCTGGATCTTACTCGCATAAGCATGGTGAGCAGCATAAGGGAATGTTTACCACTGACCGTGCAAGGAACCGTGCAAAAACTTTTCCGGGCGTGGCAAATGCAATGTCCGAACAATGGGGTTAATAGAATGATTACTTGTTGTCTCAACTGCACATCACGCTGCACAGCTTGCCACGACACTTGCGAAAAGTACAAGGCAGAGAAAAAAGACTTCGAGGAACGCAAGGCGTTCGTGCATGAGCTGAACCACAGCCAGAGCGTGTACCACCGCAACTACGAAGACAAGCACCGGGAACGTGGCAAGAAGCGGTTTCTCGGAAGTGAATTTAGAGGTGAATGAGGATGAGACTGATTTATGAAAACGATTTTCTTGATGCGCTTACGGATAGAGCAGAAAGAATAATAACTCCGCATGAATGGGAAGTGTTGTGGTCAGCGATTGACAGCGTTCCGACCGCTATGCAACTGTGGACGAGCGTGAAAGACGCTCAGCCGCCCGAAGATGGTATGTACTTTATTGCATACGACTTCGATTGCTGGCGCAACTGCGTTTCGTCAAGGATGTTCAAAGACGGAAAATGGGCAGGAAGCGAGAGTTATGACATCAAGTTTTGGATGCCGATTCCTGCATTGCCGGGGAACAACGCATGAACACTGGCAAGCAGTTTGAAGCAGACTTCAAAGCGTCCGTGCCACCCGATGCGTGGTGCTACCGGCTGAAGGACAGTGCTGCAACCTACTACGGCGGTAACGAAAACCTGTCCTTCTCCATCGACAACATCTGCGACTTCCTTGTGTACCGTTATCCGATGAACCACCTATTTGAGCTGAAAACCATTGAAACGCCCTCTATTCCTCTGGAAAAGGTGTTCGGCAAGTACGACAAGGCAAAGTGCAAATACCGCAAGGAAAAGCACATCACGGACATGGTGGATGCAATGGGGTACAACGGTCAGACCGCTCATGTGATAGTCAATTACAGGGCGGTCAGCCGCACCTTTGCAATCCCTGCCAGCAAGGTTCTGGCGTTCCGATACAACGAGAGCCGCAAGAGCATCCCATGGCAGTGGGCAGAGCAAGAGGGGATAGAGGTCAAAGCAAAAAGGCTGCGTGTCCATTGGCGATATGACGTGGATGCGCTGCTAAAGAGATTGGAGAAAGAAAATGGCAATGGTATGCGATAAGTGTGGCGAAACGTTTACGCTTGAAGAATGGAACAAAATAAATAGGAAAATTGAAGTTCGGCCAATAATTGGAGGGGAAGAAGGGTGGGGCGTTCTTCTTTGCCCCTCTTGCATGGCAAAGCTGAACGACTGGCTAACACCTGATGAACAGAAGCCCGACACTGAAAACAAGAACGAATGGAAGAACATGACTACTCAACCGCAATGTGGCGCGGCTGTCGAAATAAAGCTTGAAAATGGAGACCTCGACATTGCGTACCGCAGATATAACGATAAACGCTGGTTTCAAAGTAGTGGTGAATGGGTTTCAAGTGATGTCAAAATTGTTGCATGGCGATACATCGACTGAAAGGAGAACAGGAGTGAGTAAGAAAGTTTCAGAATTCTGCCCCAGACAGAAATCTTGACACAGTTGGCAGAAGAAGCGTCCGAACCGGCACAGGCTGCGTTGAAGCTGCGCCGTGCGTTGGATGGGACGATGTAGCCTTTGATCTGATGCGGAAAATGCAGTACGAAAAGGAAGTCCGCTGGCTCTCTCGCCTTGAAGCAAAGGAGAATAAAAATGGCTGAATATTATGTTGGATGTGGGCTATTCGGAACCATCTATGCCGGAAAAATAACACCACCTCGAAAAGATGGTTTGCAGATGTGGAAAAACAAATCGGATGTGACTGACGGAGCAATCGAAGCGGTCGTGAACCATTTCATTATAGAAATGGATCGTGACGATAAGAACAAAATTCAAAAAGCATGGGGAGTTCGTGGCAATAGAACGCTAAAAGTCACGTTTGAGCTTGTCCCAAACACAAGGAGCAGTCGGATGAATAAATTCGGAGACTGCCCGGTGTGTGGCAAGAAGATGGGGGACTAACGATGTACGATTGCTCAAAATGCCCAGCACGTCAGAGCTGCATTGCAGCAGCGCAGCCGGGTTCCGTTTACTGCGTGATTAAGCTGATGCAAACCGGTGCGTCAAAGGCAGACATGGAATCTGCCACGCCACGGCAGCTTCCGGACTTCTGCCCCTACTGCGGGAAGCCGCTGCGCATCATCGGAAGCGAGCGATTTTGCAATAACCCGCGCTGCCTGAACCGATACCAGCCGATGGGACGGTGACAGGTACTGGGAGATGGTCGGGCAGTTTGCCAAAGAAGATATGACCCCGGACGAGTTTGCGAGTTACATTGTTGCGAAGTCCGGCGAGTGCGAGAAACAGTTAAGGGAGATGTGGACATGAGCGTTAAACCTGAAATGATTCGAGATGAATTTTTTAATGATTGGTATCTCGGATGTCCAATTTGCAAAACAAGAATCGGATTTCCGATTGTGAAAAATCCGATGGATTACAGACCAAAGTGCTGTGTTGTGTGCAAAGCGGAATTTGATTGGTCTGAAGCAGAGAAGAAAGGCTGGAGATAAGGGAGATGTGGAGCTAATGGCAATGTTGTCGGTAGATGACATTTCGGAGATTACTTCAAGAAGTCCGAAGTTCTGTCGCATTAAAAGAGCCACGTTCACTTGCGACTTCTGCACCACTAGTGTCGATGTGTGCGATGAACGTATTGCAACTACTCTAGCGGATAGCGGAAAAACTCCTAGTTGCCCGATTTGCGGAAAGAAAACTATATGCAGTCTATATGAGTTTCAATCGCACGAAAATCCAAACATCATAGAGGATGTTAGATGGAGGTAACAATGTTTGAATTTGTAACTCGCTGGCTGGTCTGCTTAGTCCTGCTGGCAGT